GCGATGTCATCTCGGCTCAGGCTCGACCGGACATTACTGTCTTCAACGTGGAGCGCGAAGGTGAAGGCTTTGGCCTTGTCAACGTCGCTCCGCTCGAACCACGCAGCTACGGCGTCGGCTATGGCGTCAGCTGGGCTGTCGGTTTCAAAGCTAAGCCGAGCCGAGCGGGCGCGGTCGGACATGATGACGACGTGGATCACGCGGCCTCAGCCTTCCCGCCCTGGATCAGCGACAGATGTTTGCGTACTAGGCCAGGCACCTTCTCGGAATCCTTGTCGGGGATCTTAAGCTCTTCAAGCACGCCCTTAAGCACAGCCGCGATGGCCTCGCCCTGACGTTCCGCTAGCTGGACCCGGCGCTCCTCGATGCCCGCCTTGATGCAGGATCCTGCGATGTCTTCCAGGTGCTTACGCTCTGACTGAAGCATGACCCAGTAAACGTTGGGCTTGTACTCGGGGAAGCCGCCCTGACCGCCGCCGACCGGGCCTACCATGTTGGCGCCCTTGCCTTCATGCTCCAGGAGGTTCACCTTGGTCTCCAGGAACTGAATGACCCCTACCGTCCGTTCAAGCTCTTCAAGGAGAGCGGAGTGCGGATCGGTTTTGACTTTGAAGGTGTAGCGCTTGACCTCCTGCTCAGCCCGTAGACGAAAGACCTCGGCGGTGTATTTTGGTGAGCAGCCTCCGTGGCGGCTACAGCGGCCTACGCCGGGGTGCCAGGTGTTGTGTCCCGCCTTCTGCTTGCAGTAGCCCCGATCAGACGTCTTGCGCCCGTTACACTTGGCGTCCGGCTCTTTGAAGGGGTACCGATGCCGCTTCGCTTTCCCCGCTTTGCCCTTCTGACTAGATATCGCGCCCGCCATCTGGGCGTGGAAGTATAGCCCCTGCCACCCCTAATGCCTACCTACGGCCACATTTCCCCTGGAAATAGCGAAGACCCAGCGCTAGGGCTGGGCCTCCGGTGCCGGGCTTCGACGCCTAGAGCCTAGCGGCTCATGCCGGCTCGCGGGCGGTAGCTGTCCGCAGCGGAGCGCAGCGCGTCTACCTAATCAAAACCCTTTTGACGGTGGTATCGGTATGCTCATTCATCGCTATCTCTTCTGCGCTGTGCATGCTGGGAGCCTTTACGATTACACCGATGCGCTTTCCATCGCGGCGCTCCATTTGCATTGCGTAAGTTTTGTTCATGCGCTGAGCGTGAGTCATATCTTGCTCCTTGCTTGGGGTTGACCTCATACAAAGAGTATACCTGAAGCCCATTCAAAAGTAAAGGCCCGCCATGTAGACGGGCCTCCCCTTCCTGCCTCCTGCTGGCGGTGTGCCTAGCGCTGCCTAGCCTCGCGTAGGCAATTCTGAAGCTTGCCATCCACCGCCGAGTCAGGCCAGATGCCATCGGCGTTGTCTTGAACGTACTCGACCCGACACTCATAAGCCGTAGGCGGCGGGCCGTCCAGCGCCCGCCCGATGCCGATCAGCGCGAAGCCGATGAGCAGCACAGCCACGACAACCAGGCTGCCTACGAACACCTGCCGAGAGACCTCATCAAGAGGCCTCCCGGCAAGCTTGTCGATCCAGTCGCCTTGCATCGGCCTAGAACGGGTCGGTCTTCTTGGCCGCTGACCCGGCCTTCTTGCCCTTGCGCTTGACGACGCGCCGCTTCTTCGCGGCGGGCTTCGCCGCAGCCTTGGCCTTGGCCTTGCTCTTGGCAGCGGGCTTCGCCTTCGCGGCGGGCTTGCGGCCTCGCGGCTTCCCCGACGCCTTGTCGAAGTCACCAGCCTGCTTGATCTTCTGCCGTTTGGTGGCGCAGTCCTCGCAGTAGTGCGAGAGCTTCTCGCGCCCCGGCTTCGCGGCGTTCTTCGACTTGACGGTCTTCTTCTTGTCGAAGTCATTGAACACGACGAACTGCTCCTCCAGCGGTACCTTGGTGTGGCACCACTGGCACTTGCCCTCCTTCGCGGTCTTCTCGCGGCGGCTCAGGCTGTTCTGCCCTGCCGACCCTTTGCCGACGTAGGGGTTTTTCGTCTTAGTTGCCATCATGCACCCTTCCTGTTTGGGGTTGACCTACCAGATGAAGTATAGCTGATTGAACGCAGCAAAGCGAGAGCCGTCACCGGGGAGGCGACGGCTCTACGCGATTCTTGCTCTGGCCAACCCCTTGGCTTGAGCAAGTTGGGGCTTGGGAGGAGAGATCCAAGCATGACTATCATAGCGTAGGCAATGACTGACCGCCGTAACGCTTCGCCGCGACCTCGAACCCAAGCTGGAACGCGGCGCTGACCCGGCCCGACACTTCATCCACGTCGAGCACGCCGCCTCTCTCGACGCAGGCCCTGATGATTTTGACGGCGACGGCTTCGGAATAACCAACCAAGTTCTCCCCATCGATCTCGCGAGCGGTCAACCACTGATCCACCGGGTTGTCACCGTTGCCGTCCCAATCCTCCGATTCACGATTCAGCTGCATAAACATCTCGTGTATCTCGTTGCCCTCCATATCACTCACCCCATGGTTTTACTTTTGGTAGTTTTACTGCTCGGTCAAACTCCGGCAGGTCGTCCTTGCCGTCGTCCCAGACCGTCCTCCATCCACGCTCGGTCTTCGCATCGAGACGCTTGTAGCTTCCAATCCCTCTGTCCCGAGTCGCACCCTGATCGCTGTACCTGATCAGAGGCTCGTAGCTGCTCGGCTCTTCCCCGTATTCTTTCGGATAGCGCTTCATGATGTCGTCGGGGTCTCCGTACAGCGGTGCCACGTGGACCGTGCCGTAGCACATCGTCTTGTAGCCCTGGTGCCGAACCTTGACGCGCTCACCGACTAGCTCCTGAAGCAGGATCTCAGAGCGTTCGTCCTCTAGCTCAGCTTCGCGCTCACGCTGTTCGGCTTCCGCCTGTTCTTCTTCAGCACGCCGAGCTTCCGCCTTCGCGCGCTCCTCGGCGGTCGCCTCATCGAACAGGCCAATCAGCTGCGCCGCGAATTGGCACAGCCGCGCGAGGGCGGCGCATTCATCGCCGTCGATGGATGGCGCATGACGCACGTGCACTCCGGCCTGATCCTCGGGATCATCGATACCGGGCGGCAGGAAACGGACTGCCACATCGCCCGCCGTCAAGGTGTGTTTGGGCGCACCGATGTACCCGCCGCCATGTATGGCGACCGTGATCTCCCCGAACTCGGTGTTGAGCGTAGCCTCCTTCATGATTCCTCGACCGTCATCTCATCCGTCGCGTAACCGCCTGCGTGAACGATGGCGCGCGTGCTGCCGCCTTCCGACTGAAGCACTAGCTCATCGCAGACCTCGATGGACTCCAGGTAGTGGATCAGGTTGCTCAATGCCTCGCCGCTAATTCGGATTTCATCCATGTTAGACCTCCGCAATATCGCCGACATCCGACCCATCATAGGAACGGTCGCCGTTTTCGTTCGCCGTCGCGAGAGCCTCAGCTTCCGCCTCGGCCTTATCAAGGACGCCGGGAACGCGGATTTCAAACCCGCCAGCGTACTCATCAGCGTCGCGGATAAACACATCATACGTAGCCATATTAGACCTCCAGTGGGGTTGACCAGATCAGGGAAGTATAGCTGATTCATTCAGACGCCGCTGAGAAGCTTGTCCACTCTGAGAACGATATGCCGGAAGGCGTCGCGCTCATGAGCACTTCCGACTACCCACAGACCGTAGCTTTTGAGGCGCTCATCGTTGGCAACGTGCTTCGCATCGCTCGCGTTCTGCCAGCTGATCGCTTTCGCCGGTTCGTCATCCAGTACGGTGAGCGCCTCCACCGCTATCGCTCCGCCTTCCGACTCCACCAGGGTGAAGTGCTTACACATCATGCCAGCGAACGCCGCCGCCACCCAGATACTTATCAGGTTGCCAGTCGCCCCTCCTGCTTCACGGCGACGCAGCACAAAGTTCTCTATCGCCAGATGGATGTTCGGCAACGGTATGCCATAGGAAACGTTCGCCGTAAAGATGAAGTGGCGGAAGATGTTGTCTAGCTTCACCGCCTGCCCCAGATAGTCGCCTGTCACCTCAACCGACTTTCGGTTGGTCATCCCTTCGACGGTCTTCCTTCGCGTCTCCTCTAGCTCCATGTAGCCCGCCGCTACTCCGGTGGTGCCGCCGGGGTCGATTGCAAGTATCGCGTGGGTGTTCTTAGTTGAACTCATTCCCAGCCTCCCGAACCCTCCCCGGCTCCGCCTCTCCCCCTACGGGGGAGGAGGGCGTCCGCTCGGCGCTCCCGCAGGCTACGCCGGGGCGGGTGTCGGTAGAGGCTCACGATGCGCCTTCTAACAGCATTTCACTAGCCACCATTTTTGCGATATCAAAGCAGGCTCTGTCGAGCGTCTCCCTGATGGACCGGAGCTTCTTAAGCTCGCCATCGTTGTTTTCAATAGTGAGCCGAACCTCCCAGCGAAGCGACTCCCTGACCTTGTTGGGGTCATGGTTGATCGACAGGTACCACTCGCGGTTCGTCCTGTCCAACACGTCTACCAGCTTGTCATATACAGGTCGGCCATCCCCGTTCTCATCGGCGACCGCTCGCATGCCCCAGCCTTGTGACATCGCCGCGAGTACAATGATGTCGATGGCGGCACTTCTGTTCCACGCCATGTTCTCTTTGATCGCCTTGAGGATGGCATCCGGGTCCTGCCCCGCCGCCCTCCAGAACTCCTCCGGGCCTTGGTGGTGCTCGACGCAAGCTCGCGCCACCTGGGCTACCTCATCGCTGCTCAACTTTTTCATGATCTCTCCTCTGGAGGGCCGCTCGGAATCGTGAACGTCCGATCACCCTCTTGTTGTGTCAGCCGGTGCTCTTCTGGCTCCAGATATTCGATACCCACCCGGAATCGCTTACCACTTTCGAATGCCCGTTCAATTGCTCGCGCTACCTCGCCCTGCGCCACGTTACGCTCCGTGAGCCTTCCGTTCAGCCAGCGCTGTTGTCCATCAATTGGCGTGTTCAACCGAGTTCCTCCCGGCGACGCGCGGCCCACTGGCGTAGCTCTTCCTTGCTCTGCTGCTGTGCCTCGATTAGACCTTTAACATTCGGCGGCTTCCATCCCTCTGGCTTCAACTTTTTGCCATCCTTTCTGGTCGGCCCTCCCTGCTTCGCCATGTTCGTCCGGTGGATCTCCTCCCAGATCGGTTGGAGGTCGATGCCCCACTCGCAGGCTGCGCCACAAGCAACCACGATGATATCTATGATGCCATCCACAGCCTCCACGATGTCTGGCTCCCCTGAGCCTCCCATCATCTCCGGCGCGATCTTCCAGGCCTGCCCGGTCATTGCTTCCAAACACTCGCACGCCTCCTCGGCCAGCAACTCCGCCCGAAGCTCCGGTCGTCTGATTTTCACATCCTGATCATCGTCGATTGCGGTCGGGATTTCCAGGGCTTTATGGAAATCATTCACATCATCCTGCCAATTACGTAGCCTTGCCATTATCTACTCACTTTCCTTTTGATAGATTTCTTTCGCGGCGGGAACCAACGCATCGCCAGGCTGTTCTGATAGACCTCGCCATGCGCATCGACATCTAGGTCGATAAGATCAAAGTTAAGCCGGACCTCATCGGGCACCTTCGCGTCCTTCATCCGGTCGCACGCAAAGTTCACCGATGCGCCGCTCGCGTTCTCCCGCACGTTGCTCGTTTTGAACATGGCGAACGTCGCGTTGCGCAGCGCAGGGCTTCCCCTGTCCCGCCCGGTCGTGATGCCCTCATGATGGATCACCAGGACGGCTGCGTTGAAGCTCCGCCTCAGCGTCTCGCAACCCTCCACGAACTGCCCCATCTCTTTGGCGCTGTTCTCATCACCCATGAAGTTCCTGGCGAGCGTGTCGATGATGATCAAGTCGATCTCGTTGCTCTCTCCCAGGTAGTGGTAGAGCGCATGCGCCCATTGGACTAACTGCTGGTCCTGGTCGATTAACACGTTGGCGTTGTAGTAGCTCCAAGTCGGTATGACTTCCGCCATCCAATTATGTTTCGCGCGCCACGCATCCACCCGGCTGCGCAGCCCGCTGGTACCCTCGGCGGCGATGTAGAGAACTTTCTTGCCGTCGCTCGCAAGCTGGAGGCTCCAGCCTAGCGCGATGTAGCTCTTGAGCGTTCCACCTTTGCCATAGATGCAGGTTAGCTCGTTGCCCGCAAGCCAACCGGGCAGAAGCCAGTTCACGGGCGGCTCGTTTTCCAGCGCGGTCATGCCGCCGAACTCGCCCGCCAGCCCCTCGCTTTTGAAGCGCTCCAACTTCGGCTTAGGCTTGGATTTGGGTTTCCGTTTGGCCATCAGTCGAACACCACCGGGATGCCATACAGCAACACCGGACTCGAACGCTTCACTTCGATTGGCAGGTCTTCGATCACCCGATCCCAATCGCAAGGGCTGATAAGTAGCTCGCGGCGCTCTACCTGCTTGCCGTCCTTCTCAGCCTCATATGACATGGTGACAATGGAGCCGGCAATCGCAAGCGAGGTAATGCGGACGCGATCAATCTCACGGTCATCGTTCTGCTCCGACTTTATCTCTTTGACTGCGGCGAGTAGGTCGTCCATCAACAGGTCTCCCCTGGCGGCAACAGCGCCGGACGCACGCCAGGTAGCTCGCGGTCGAGGGTGGCGAGGGCTTCCTCGAAAGCGACCTTTGCGCCCGACATCCGATACAGCCAGGCGCGATCCTCTTCGGTCTTGTCTCCAGCGGCTTCTAGATGCAGCTCCGCCCTCCGCAAAAGCCCATTGAGTGCGTCTGTCAACTCCTCCCGTACCTGCTGGCGTACCTGCTCTTCGATCTTGGGGAGGTCCTTTACAAGCACGGCCATCCCATCTGGATCGCCCACAAAGCAGTGGTCTCCGGCGCGATACCGCTCCACCCCATCCGGCAAGCTCTGGCTAGGCATCGTTGTCTCCCTGTAGTGCGGCGAGATACTGATAGGCAGCGATAAAGCCCTGATCGTGTTCGTTCCAAGGGCGATGATCGCTAGCCCGCTTATCTGCCTCATCGCGCAAGGCGTTGAGCAGCCGCTCCCGCTCTTTCTGTATGGCCTGGTCGCACAGGAAGGCCGTTGCTCGCGCCGGATTCCAGGTCGTGATTCCGTCATCCAGGGTGATCGTGCCGTCCGGCTCCGCAGCGATTACGCCGCCGGGAGAGATGTCTGGTTCGCCGCCGTGCGCCAACCGCGCCCGCTCAGCCTCTATAGCCTCATTTAGACGTTTCGTAGCTTCGACCTTTGACACATGATCCTCCGCACACTTCTCCCACTCAGCCTCTACAGCCTTGGCGGCGATCTCAGCGCCCCGCTTCTCGGCCTGCTCGTAGTCGGAGTAGCGGACCCACCCACCTAAGTCGTCGCGCACCATTTCCTCACGGTGCCGTTCGGTGTTCGTACGGATATCGAACCGCTCTACCTCAGCCACGGTCGGCCTCCTGGTCCCCGCTCCCATCGCCCTGCTTCCGGTCATCATTCGTATCACGTTTCATAGTTCGTCTTCCTTTAGCGGCTTGACGTGGCCTTCCGAGTTGACATCGTAGTAGGCATACCCGTTGTCGTGCCGGTCCTTGAGACGCTGCTCGGGCGAGTTGTCGCGGACCGACACGGCGAAGCGGATCGTCCCGCCATTCGGGTCATAGCTTTTGTGGTCGATGATCAACTCGGTCCCCTCGCCGAACGATGAGATGGCGGCCATGGAGTACAGCTGATCCCGATTTGCCCTTATTAGTACGTTTTGTTTTGGCATAATTCCCCTGCTAACCGTTGCCTTCTAGATGTTTCTTTTCCCTGTCGTGCTCCTTGAACGCAGTCGCTACAACCTGTTCAACCTTGAGCCTCGCAGACGTCTCATCGGGTTGCCTGTCCTCCTCGTACCTCTGGTAGTTCTTGACTACCTCGCGGAAGGTTTGCTCAGCTGACGGTCGGTTGTAGATGTAGCCCAGGATTTCAAGCTTAGGAAATTTCATTGCTCACCCCTTCCTCAGCAACCTTGAGTTGCTCTCGCAAGTCAGCGCTTACCTCGGCGACGATGGTGTCCAGACGCGCCCTTGCTATCGCGAAGCAGTTGGCGATATTGGTGTCCTCTGGCGCTACTGCTACCGTCGTTACTCCTGACTTGAATAGTATGCCGTTGTTCATCGGATTCTCAGGCTCGCTATCTACCACCTGCGCGAGCACTTGGACTTCAATTGCCATGGTATCTATAGCTCCTTCTGTTTGACCCATATGTAGTCGTGAGCATGATCGTTCTTCCAGGAACGCCCTAGCGCTACAGCGTGGTAGATGTCGTCAACACCTTTGAGCATCTTGGCCCAGCCCTCTTCCGCGCTTGGCTCAGCTATCGCCCTGTCGATAGCGACCCGCATCCGGTTTTTAGCGGGGGAGTTTGCCACGGCCTTTAGGGTCTGTGCGGTCAAATATGAAACCGCTAGGGCTAGACATGTAGCGCGGCCCTGGCTTGGGCGGCGGCACAAACCTGTCACGCTTGCGCCGCCTACCCCGCCCCATCTTCCTAAGCACTGGTCCGCCCCTTCTCGGGACGCGCCGCGTTCGGATCGAGCAGCCACTCACGGATGTCTATCTCATTCCAGCGACCCTCTTCAACGCGATCACGGATTTTGCAAGGCCGGTCGATGTCGCCGCCCCAAGGGCAGCTGCCCTGCGCGTAGCACACAGGCCGGAACTCCTCGCTTTCGGCAATCAGCCTCCACTGCCAGTTATCCGGGCAGCAGTTCCGCATGGCCTCCAGAATCCTCGCCCAGACCCAGCGCCACTCGAACTGAGCCTGAGTACACAGACGGTTGCCTGCCTGGTCGATCAGGTTCTTGAGGTTGGTCTTGTAGTGGAGCCTCGTCCTAACCGCATGCGGAGCTAGGCCGCGCGCGTCCTCGGCGGGTACCCCGTTCGCGACTAGGTAGCTGTAGGCCTGCTGTACGGCTTCGACAGCCTGCTCCCACACGCCTGCCTCCATCGACCCTTTACGGATCGTCGGCGGCAGGTCGATCTCCTCGACCATGTCGGCCTTGACCGCGAAGCGCATGCTCTCCTGGGCATACACAGCCGTGCGTTGCCTGACCATCTGGTGCGTAAACGCTCGCGTCACGCCCTCGATCAGGAAGTGGATGTCGATGAACTCCAGTGGTGCCTTGAGATGGGTCTTGCCGACCTGCTCCCAGGCGTACTGCCGCATCTCATCGGTCACGCGGCTGCGGCTTCTCAGCACCTTGCCTTCATAGATCGCGTTGGCCGCTGCTATCGAGCCGAGCGGGTCCGGCGTAGCGTTGATGATGTAGACCTTCGGACCAGCCTGGTCGATTGGCTCCGCCGAGAACATGGCCTCATCAGCCCACGCCTCGATGTCGGTTCCGGTTTTCCTGTCGTCAGACATAGTTATGCTCCTTCATTTTATTTTGGCGGTGAGCTTCACAGGCTTTACAGGTGCAGCCTTTCACGGCTCCCCATTTGTCAATCTGATTCGGCGGATAAGTAAAGTTCTCGTGCTTCAGTTCAGGCATTGTCTACCTCCAAGACCCACATTTTGTCCACGAAAATTATGCCGGACCGTTCGCCAAGCGTGCCCTTCATCTTGCCCTTCCGCCCTGAGCATAGAAGAAGATCGTTACTACCCAACTCCATTTTCCAGATCATCTCTTTGAAACGAGGATACTTCTTGCGCGGCACGACAAACGACGCCAGATCATCAGCGTCGCGGCAAGTGATGACGACCCATTCGCTGTAGTCTGCGTCCTTTACTTCTGACTTGTCGAGCGCTTTGCCGGTCTTAGCCCTATTGGACTCGAATATGTCGCGCAGGTTGCGATGGGTCGGCTGTCCCAGGAAGGTGATTCGCGACCCTCCATCGGCGTCGAAGATCTCGTCAGCGGTATGCGTAGGTAGGGGTAGTCGCCCCTGTGCCGAGTCTATCCCGCCAGCGAGCGTGGCGCGCATAGCCTCTAGATTTTCCGCGAGCTTGTAGATGTCGAAAGGATCGGCTTGATTCACGAACTCGGTGATCCTTTCAACCGTCTTGGGTCCGACTCCAGGCACAGCCGTGAGATCTTCCCAGCGCTGGTACGGCCCGTATTCGAGAATTTTGAGAGCAGACTTCTCGGCGATACCGGGTATCTGCCGCAGGCCCGCTCGGACCTCTTTTGATTCCTTTACCGCTTGCCGGCGGTTAGGACGGTCGCGGTCAAAGACGACGCTCCAATCCACGCCAGCGTTTAGAGACGGCGGCTTGAGGCTGATACCATGCTTGACACTATCCCGTCGAAGAGCTTCGATCTTGTCATCGTTTTTTAGCTTCGCCAGCGAGGAAGAATAGAAAGCCGCCGGGTACAAACGCTTGAGCCACATGCACCAGTAGGCGATCTTGCTGTACGCAGTGCTGTGGGCTGCGTTGAAGGCGTAAGCACCCGCCGTGATACACATTCCCCAGATCAGCTTGGCGGTCTCTTCATCCATCGGCGGGACATCCAAACGCTCATGGACGGTGAGAGCGCCCTTACGAAACTCGTCCCACTGACGGTTGAACTCTTGCTCGCCAAGCTTCTTGCTGATGATCTTCCTGATGTACGCGGCGCTGGTCCAGTCGAAGCCGCCGATGATCGACACGATGCGGAGGATCTGCTCCTGGAAGATGATCTGATATTTCGTATCTTCGGTGATTAAGTCGAGCGCCGGGTGGATCATGTCGCTACGACTGTCGCCGAACTTCGCGCCGACGTAGCCCTGGACCGCTCCGTTGTGGAGCGGGCCGGGTCGCGACAGGGCGTTGACGCAGACTAACTCATGGAAGTTGTCTGGTTTGAGCGCGCCGTTTACGATGCGAGTGGCGCGGCCATCGAACTGGAAAATCCCGACCACATCGTTCTCTCTGAACCCTTGGATTACCTCTGGGATGTCTAGCGGTAGTTCGTAAAGTTCCTCAAGGCTCATATCTAAGGTGTTGAGGGCGTCTGCGATCACGTCCATCGTAGACAGCGAGAGGAAATCAAGCTTCTCCAACCCCTGTCGCTCGGCGTCATACTTATCCATGGCGATCACCTGCTTGGTCTCACCCTTGATCTCGCGTTCTAGCAGAGCCGTCACATTGGTGATCGGTTCCGAGCTAATCACAAGGCCCGCCGCATGTACTCCGAACCCCTTGGCGTTGCCCTCCAGGTCCATCGCGTAGACAAGGCCGGGGTTCCGCTTCACCGCATCATAGGCCGCGTCGAACTGATCAACAGTATCCTCGATGGTCGCGCTAGCTCGCAGGTCGCCGCTCGACCGCTCCAGCAGCAACTCCTTGATCGTCTCGATATCCTTGGTAGGAACTTTATGAACCCTGCCCGCATCCTTCAGCGCAAGCTTTGACTTATACATCGTGAAGGTTCCAATGTTCGACACGCAGTCCTCGCCGTATTTGTTGACGTAAAACTCACGGACCCTCTGCCGCCCGTAGGTGGCAAAGTCGATGTCGATGTCCGGCATATCCTCGCGGCTCCAGTCGATGAACCGCTCGAATACCAGGTTGTCAAAGTCCATCGGGTTGACCTCAGTGATCCGCAGCAGCCAGCAGGCGAGGGAAGCCGCAGCCGACCCGCGCGCCGGACCAACGGGGATCTGTTCGTCCTTAGCGAAGACGATCCCATCTTGGACAATCATGAAGTAGTTCTCATACCCCTTCGCCTCGATTACCTCCATCTCCTTTTTGAGCTGCACCTTGTATCGCTCGATCTCATCAAGAGGCATATCGCGACAGCCACGGTAGTCCCAGCCCGCACGTAGCTGGTCGCGCCAAAAGTCGGTGACGTTGTCGTAGCCCTCGGGCAGCTGGTACTCGACTTGCGGTAGGCGGGGCAAGGTGACGTCGCATTCTTGCGCGATCTCCTCGGTGCTAACGATGGCCTCGATGGCCTGCTTCTTCGACAAGCCCGTACCCCGTAAGCGCCTATACACGGCCATGTCGGTGGGCGGATGGGCCAGGGGTACGTCGTAACCCCAATCCTGCTCCTGCTCCTCTAGGGTCCGGCTCTCGCCTGGTCGGACGTTGTGGAGGATCTTTTGGATCTCCGCCTCCTCAGGAGCCGTATAGTGAATATCGAGCGTGGCAACAAGAGGTCGGCGGACTCGCTTTGCAACAGTGGCGAGGATCGGATTTGCAAGCCAAGTTGACTCAAGCTCTGGGAAGGCTTGGACCTCGATATAGAAATCATCAAACCGCTCGGTGAACCAACGCGCAACACGCAGTGCTCGCTTGAATCCTGCTTCCTCAGGGGCAACGTGCTTACCGCCAACAGCAGCCGTGAAAAGGGCTGAACCTTGACAGCCACTGAGGATGACGAGTCCCTCTCGATGCTCAACCAGCCAGTTCCAATCGACGGTCGGCTCATAATAGAACCCCTCTCTCCAACTACGGGTAGTCAATGCGAGCAGGTTCATGTAGCCTGTCGCGTTCTTGGCGATGACAGTCAGGTGGTTCTTCTTCTGGTGGCGGCGCTTCTCATCGGTCCAGCCCATGTAGAACTCGCAGCCGAAGATCGGTTTGACGCCCTGCTCCTGCGCGGCCTTCTCTAGCTTGACATGGCTGAAGATGTTGCCATGCTCGGTCATCGCAAGCGCACCCATGTTGATCTCGGTAGCGCGTCGCACATGCGACTCCGGCATCTGGAACCCGTCTAGGAATGAGAACGTGCTGTGATGGTGGAGCGATACGAACCGCATCGGCTTGAGCGCCCCGTGTAGACGGGCTGCGGCTTCTTGGCGCTTCCGCGCCCGAACGCCCAAGGGCTGGAACTCGACATGCTTGCGCTGCTTCGACTCGAACGCCTTGAGCGAAGCCATGTCATCGGTGCCACGCGCTCCTCGTTTGTGCTTCTTGGACTCATGGGCGGTATCCACCGAGTCGTCACGCCAGCTACCGCTGCTGCCTTGTCCGGTGTTTTCAGACATCCTCGGGTAGCCTTTGGTCAATCTGGTCGCGGATTGCCTCGGCAACTTTGGCGGGTAGGCCGTACTCGACTACCGCCGGTTTCTCCATCCCCGCTACGCGACAAGTCAAATAGTCGCTAGCGTAAAACTGCTCGGCACTACCATGCGACATCTCTTGCACCCATTCGAGCGCCTTCCAAGCCTTACGTCGGTCGAACAATTCCGCCATCTTGTCAGTCATTCTTGATGTCACCACCAGCCGCCGTAACCGTCGCGGTTCTTCTCTTTGATGGCTCGGATGGAAAACGCCGCGTAGTTGATGATGTCCACCAGATCATCTATGTCGGGCTGCTCATCCCCGTCTCCCGGCTCGGCGTGCCACAGGAAGCTCCACGCCCGCTCGATCTTCCGGCGCAGGTCGGTGAGCGTGCCGCGCCAACCGCTCCGCCTCCAAGCGTCGCCGTAGCGAGCGTTGCGCTCTTTGTAGACCTCCATCGCCATGTCGAGAACTTCCATGTGCTCGCGGTTCGAGCGCTCCAGTTCGTCAGAAGTGGGTGGCTCTGCTCCGCCTCTTAGCGGTCCCATTGCTCCGCCTCCTTGATCGCCTGTTGCGCTTGCTCGAAAGCATCGGACACCAACACGCCATGCGACCACTGCCCGAACCGTCCGAGCCAAACTAGGTTGTCATGCTCGTCATGGCAGTCGCAGCCGTGTCGCAACGGCTTGAACCCTCCCATGAGCCAGATCTCCTGGCGGGCTTCATCTTCGTTAGGCGGCATGTCGAACAGGTCGAACAACTCCGTGTTGTCTACGCTCTCGATGCTAGCCTCGCTCCACTCGGTGGTGTGATGCCCGAACAAGTTGCTGGTACGGTACCAGCTGTCGCGCGGACGCCCGCTGTAGAGGACGACATTCTCGACGTGCGGGTTGATAAGCGTCCCGCCCTGAGCGACCCGGATGAGTTGCCGCTCAAACGGATGTTCGCTGCGGTAGCAGAGGATGTCGCGCGGGATCGTACTCAACACTAAATCGTACTCCCCGCACAGCTGCTCGACATCATCAGGTCCGACGCAGCAATGCTCGATCTTGTCAGACCAGATATCCCAGAGGTTCCCATACGCCTCGGTCAGAGACCAGGCTGGGTATTCGCCCGCCGGAAAGCGGAAGCAGGGCACGTCCGGCTTGCCGTAGACCTTTTGGCTGTAGCCTCTGGTGTCGCCAATCTTGATGTAGGTAACGTTGGATGCCTCACCCGTTATCCCCGGGATCTCAATGTGGAGGTACTGCCCTCCCAAGATCGGGCTGCGCTCTTTCACCGACAATACCGTTACGTCCTGCCCCAGCTTCTTAGCCGCATGCGCAGCCAGCAGTCCGCTCGGGCCACAACCTAGTACGGCGATCCGTTTCATGCCGCTAGCTCCTCTCTGATGGCAGGGCTAGCCTCGGCCATCAAGTTGCCAAGCAAGTACCAGTCGGCGCGTTCGCGCTCTAGCAGATAGTCGCTCAGATCTTTGCCATCTTTCTTGGTGATGTCGAATGGCAGGTTGACGAAACTCACCTTGGCGGCAATCCCATCCAACGCTGCCGCCATTCGTTCGGCACTCTCAACGCCGACCTCATCACGGTCGGGACAGATGTAGACCCGGCGGTTCTCGAACAGCGGGGACCACTCGTCATGCCAGGGCTTACCAGCCCCATCGGTTCGCGTCACAGCGCACGCCCCGGCCTGTAGAGCTAGCAGGGTGTCCCACTCGCCCTCACAGATCAGCACAGCCTCACCGGATACGGTCCGGGTGAGCGGACCGATTGGGTACAGCTTGGCCGCGCCCATCCCTTTGACGCTCCAAATCTTACGCCGTCCGTTGCTCGGGTCCATGTCATAGGTGCGGACGTTCCAGACCTCGCGCTCAGGAGAGAACACTGGGATCTTGAAGTACCGCCCGTTGAACCCTAGCAGCGCCCGTCGCGCCGTGTCTAGTCGTATCCCCTTCCGATCAAACAGCAGGTCGATTGCCATCCTGTCGTCAAGCAGGCGGTGGTGCCAGCGCTGAACGTCATCGGTGTTGAAGGGAACCTCCACGCTCCGAGCAGCCATCGCCGGTCGCCGCTTAGCTCCGGCAGGAACAGGCTTCCACGTGTCCTCGGCACCGACCAGCTGCCGGACGGACCCGCCGCCGCAGCCCGCATGGCAGAACCAGACACCCTTCTCGGGGTTGACCGACGCCGAGCGCTTGCCGTCCCCGTGGAGCGGGCAATGCATCGCTATCTCGCCCCTGTAGTCTGGCTGTTCGCCCGCGATGTAGGGCGCCAGCCGCTCTAGCTGTTCCGGCGTAGCGCCCATCACGACGCACCCTCTCGGGAACGGCGCGACGGGCTGTGCTGTTGAGTTTTCTCCTCATCCCACTCGGGATCGTCACCGTTGATAAAGTCGAATAGAGTCCTCCGGGTCTTGGTCAGCGAGTGGTGGAAGCTTTGAGGCTCGACCTGCGCTTCTCCCCGCTCGAATTGCGCGACAAGACCGACTACCTGGGAGCCGTCAAACTCCCAGGTAGCCATCCGTCCCTCGGTCCTGACCAGCCTGTACCGCTGGTCCTTGTGGGCCAAGAAGGACGCCAACGTCAAGTTGGCGGTCTTATATGGGGCGTCGCTAGAACGGGTCACTTTCGCCGCTGCCGCTGTTGTCGTCCTCTTCGAGGCGCTTGACGAGAGCTTTCTTGCCGCCCTTGGTCTCCAGCCCGCGCTCGCTGCACGTGGCTTTCAAATCCTTGACGGACATCTCCGAGTAGTCGGGCTTGTCGTCATCCCCGTCGTCCTCGGCGTCCTCGGGAACCTCGATGTCCAGTTCCTCGGCGACGGCCTTGCGAAGATCGTCGTCCTCGTCATGGTCGTCGGGGTCGATCTCGATCTCCTCCTGCTCGATGTAGCTCACTAGGTCGTCCCTGTCGAGCGCGGCCAGGGCGTCCCAGTCCTCGGGGTCCTCGACCTCATCGGCCAACTCCAGGGCCTCGATGATCTCCGCCGCCTTTTTCTCGGCTTTGGACCGTTTGGTGAACTTGATCTCTAGCTCCTGTTCCTCCGCGAGATCCTTTAGTTCATCGAGATCCATCTCGTTGACCAGCTTGGCGGTAATCTCCTCCTCGCCGCCTTCGCCGTCGCCGGACTCCTCCTGCTCCTCGACCTCTGGCTCCTCGGCTTCCTCGGCCTCGCTCTCGGGCAGCGGCTGCATCGAGCCGACCTTGGCTTGCGTGCCGTAGTCTTCCGAGTGTTCGTGCTTCACCCTGACTACCACGACGTTGCCGATGAACTTCTCCGGGTTGAATGACCCCTTCCGTTTGCCGTCTTTGCCGATGACGCCGAGTGCTTCCAGAAGCTGCGACAGCTTCCACTGGCTGGTGTCGTCGGCGTACTTGATGTAGTCCCAGAGGCGGCGTCCCTTCCAGTCGCCCTTGGTGACCTCTAGCTCCACCGTGTACATCGGCCTGCCGTCGCTCTTTGACGGCTCATCCTTGATCTCAAGAATGCGCATCTTGTACGTACCTTTTGGTATTGGCGTGTCGAAATCCTGTCCTGGCTCGACATCGGACAAATCGAACTTTAGAACTCCCATGCTAGACTTCCTCGCTTTCGGTTGCTATTTCTTGGCGCGACGTTTGCGCGCAGGTTTACGCTTCCGCTTGGGTTGCGCAGCCAACGTGCTGCCGCTCCGCGCGGGTGATTCTTTGATAGCCTTTTCAAGCTTGGCTATCGTCGGTTCGACAATTCCATGTCGACCAGATTTCAACTCAGGGATACACTCCAAGTGGTCGCCTCCTAGGAATCCTGGCGAGTCCACCAGCAGCACCCTCTGATCTCCTCCTTTGGCTTCTTGTTTTTGAAGGTAGGCGATGATATTCATGTAGCCGCAAATCTTTGGGATCATCCCTTTGCCTTGAATCCAGGGTGCCCAGATTTCCTCGCCATGGTCGCCGCGAGTCGGGTCCCACCACTCGATAGGATGCGCGACGATGCCGAAGTTGAACGCCCCGGCCTTCGCAATCCCTACCATGTCGCGGACCCATTTCGATATGCGGTCGAAATTGATCTTGTACTCGCCTTTGTCAGCGCCGTACTCAGGAATGATGACGCCGCTCTCCTTGAGCTTCACCCAGGACTGCCGGTCCGGGTCCGCGCCCGCCTTATCCATCGCCAGATCAGGACGGCGGATCAGCATGTCGGACACCACATCCTCCAGCAGCCGGTCCTGCATCAGACTGATCGTGTCGAGCCACACCCAATCGTAGTCGGCGTGAGCGCCCTGCTGGAGCCACGAGAAAGTCTCGAACATGTCGGACCAGCAGTCCAACACAAGCTCCTCAACATCGGCGGTCGCGGGGATCGCGTCGGTGTGGTCGTCGGGCGGACGGATGATCAGGGTGCGCTTGCCGGTGCCGGCCAGAAAGGTCTTCCCGACTTTGTTGAGTCCGTAGAGCATCATGGCGACACCCTTGCCTGCCGTTAGCGGTTGCGGTTGCGGCTGTGGCATCAGTCTTCCTCCATCTCGTATTTGATAGTCCAGTAGGGAACCAGCAGGAAGACGCTCGCCAGAGCGACGTACCACTGTTCGACCGGCATGGGCCGGGTGATCCAGAAGATCAAACCGACAAGGCCAAGCACAGCCGGAACAGCTAAAAGCCGCTCCAGTCGCTGCTGCCTCGCCTTGAGCAAACGGCGTTCATTCGAGCGACGCATGCTCGCGGCGTGTTTTGCTTCTTCCTTCTCGCATCTAGTTCTGATGTCCATCTAGATCACCGACCTGTTCGCTACGGCCTCGCGCAGCTGCTTACCGCTTTCAGTGACCTGGTCAGGCTTCTCCGTCTTCCTCGACTTGCCAAACGGTTCGCCGCCGGGGTCCTTCTCGAAGACCGTATGCGGGTACAGACGGTTGTAGGTCGTGCGGTAGCCTCGGGGCGGAGTAATCCCGTCCGAGCGCAGGCAGTCCCAGCAACAGCACAGCCCGTCGCGCTTGCGCTGCCCGATCAGGGCTGAGAACTTGGGGTGGTTCGGATGGAGCTTGCTCATCTTTCCTCCATGTTATTTTGAACTACAGATCCCAAAGTATTGCTGCGGCTTTTTCTCGCTCCGGCACATTCCGGGCGACGATGTTGTCGTCTAGATCAAGAGCGAGCCAGCGGTAGTAAGGGCTACAGAGAACACTGCCTACAGGTCGCTCATCAACCCAGACGGCATAAGCGTCGGTGTTGGTGAGTCGGAACTCGAACAAGTTGGGAGGACGGCACAGCTGATCAAGCTGATTACCCTGCGCGGATCGACTACCATGCACCACGGTATCCGTCGATCCCTTACAGGTTTTTGACCCTCTTAGTGGGAGCCTCGGCTGCGTGGGTGAGCCTCGGCGGGTTGTCGTCCTGAACTTCATCGGGCTTTGCCCTCTTCTTTGATCTCGTGATCGCCGTAAGGGTTCCATTTGTCCATGGAGCTATCGCGCATCAACTCCCAGTCGCCGCCCGCCTCATGGACCTCGCAGATGTCGCGGAAGGCACAGGCGTTGCACTGCTGGCTCGGGTAGCCCGTTCCCGGCGTCTTGTAGATCGGTAGCAGGCCGACGCGCTTAGCCATCATGGTGAGTACCTGTTGGATGGCGCGCTCGCGGGCGCTGTCCTGTTCGATTTCGGATCGGTGCATAACGTCGCGGTGGAACATCGGCGGCGGCTGCTTTTTGCTGATCGACCCGTCTTGGTTGAGAGCTAAGCCGTCCGCGTTCGTCGGGCGCGTGTCACGCTTCGCCTTCCGCAGCCAGTTGAATAGCATGCCATCGAGAGCTTGCTGTTGCCTTTGTTTCAGCAGAGTCTGTCCGATGAGGTAATCGACACCCCAAGTCCAGTAAGCAGTAGTCTGCTCATCGAGCGCGGCTTTACCCGCCGCCTCCTTGATGGGGTCGCTGCTGGTCGTCTTCCAATCTACGACCCGAACTCCGCCATCCATCCGATTCTCCCAAACGCCGTCCATCGTGCCGACGTAGTAGAACAGCGGGTCCTTGCCTTCGACCTGCTTCTTGGTCAAGGTTTTGGCCTCCAGCAGAGCGTTCACCAACAGAGCGTTGTTGACGGCACCATCGGCGGAAAGATAGACCGGAACCTTGAAAGTCATCTCGGACTGGATCACGCGCCAGTCCTCATCACGTCCGTATTTCTCGATGAACGCCTCCATCATGTCGATGCCGACAACTAGGGCGTCCTCCCAGTCATCCTCGACTTTCATCTTCCACTTGCTCTCAGTCTCGGCTCGCTCTTTCTGGAAGAGCTTCTCGAAAGTCTCAGCGGGCTTAGGTCCACGCTTGATGCCGGGTGGGTAGCGCTTCTCAAGAGCCTTGTGGACCAGCGTGCCGAATCGAAGCGCCGGTGCCTCGCGACGCGGCGAGAGCTTATGAATGTAGCCCATGCCCCATTGCCACGGGCAGGCCTCATGGCTGCTTCGCTCGCTGGTCCTAATCAGCAGCGGCTGCGGCTTCGCGGTTTGTCGCTTGCGCTTTACCGGGCGCTTTTTGCTGTTGCTTTTCTTGCTCCGCTTTGGGGTTTTAGCGGGCATTGAACTCTCCTCTGTGTTATTTTTGAGGTCCGGGCTTCCACCGCGCGGCGTCCACCCAGACGCATGGCATTATAACGGCTCGCCTCGCGTCGCGCTTCGCGATCCCGACGCCCTACCAAGGGCGGGCCGAGAAAGCCAGCGAGACGCCACGAGACAAGCCCATTCGGGGCGGTCGCGGCGGAGCGGTCTACCGACGCCCCGCCGCGCACCACGCCCCGCGAGCGCGCCCCGTGAGCACGCCCGCCTTCGGCTCCAGTCGAGCTACCAACCTTGCGCCGAAGTCTTGTCACGCCGTCGCCTCTTCCTGCTCGGCCTTTTCCAGGTCGGCCTGCATGCGGCGGCGAAGATCGAGAACCGTTTTATTGTTGAGAGCCTTGTCGGCTACCAGCTTCATGATGTATTCCTCGATGGCGCCCTTAGTCCGGTAGTAGTAGATCCTGACGTCATCCTTTTCCATCGTCTTGTCGTCGCCCCGGTGCGCCCTGTCCTCAGCCTGCTCTTGGTTGTCGGGCACCCAGGTCTCGTCAAGGACGTGAACCGAGTCGGCCTGCGTCAACGTGATCGACGCTCCACCTGCTTCGGTCGACATCAGCATCACCCGTGGCGGAGTGTCGTTGGCGATCATCGCATCAATGCCTTCTACTCGCGAGCGAACCGGCAGCGCTTTCAGAGGCTCGATGCTCTGCTCTTGGAACGCATTTTTGAGGGCAACCCTAGCGGAGTCCTTGGTGTCGCCGGTGATAATTCCGACCGGGATACTGTGCTCATGGTAGAGATAGTCAGCCAGCCCATACACGAACGCCTTGAACTGGCTGAAGATCAGGGCGCACTTCGGATCATCGTCATCCTTGCCGCTGGCGATCACGTTCTCCTCGCGGAGTTTCTCAACCAGCGACTCGATCTTGCCGGAGTCGGAAGCTACCGGCTCAACCTTGATCTCGGGGATGCCGTTCTTCTCGCGCCCCGTCTGCTTGACATCACAGTATGCCGACGCGAACTGTTTGAGGCGCGTGTACTCCGCCAGCACGTTCGTCGCGGTCAGACGCCCTTCTTCCTCGGCACCCTCGATCCGCCACTCCGCCTCAGTCGCGAAGTGCTTGTACTGCTCTGCCTGGCGCTGAGTCATCGGGCACCACACAGAGATGCGGTTCTTCGGCGGCAGCCCCGGAAGCGCCTCGCGCTTGGTTCGCCTCACCAGGTAGGGCTTCAGGTGGTTGTAGAAATCGACCTCGCGGCCCGGCATGATCCCCTCGATACTCGACCCGTACTGGTTGGAGTTGATGACCAGCCAGTGCCGCGCCCAGTTCCAGCGGCTCGAGAACTCGCCGGGGTTCAAGAAGTGGAGTGCGCCCCAAAGCTTGATCGGCTTGCCGCCCATCGGGGTGCCGCTGAGAGCGTAGCGCCGTGTCGGCTGTGCTGCCTCTGCGATGTAGTTGATGCCGCGACTCGACAGGGTTGCAGGGTTCGAGAGGCCCATTAGGTGGAACTCGTCAACGATCATCGCGTCCCAGCTGATCTCGGCAAGCTCGGGCGACACAAGCTCCTCGACAAATTTCATGTTGTCGCCTTTGCCCTGGCGAACCCTTTTCATCCTGCCCATCGCCGGGTTCAAGACCAACCAGAAAGCACAGCCCTCCTCTGCTAGGTCTTTTGCCTCAGCGATAGCCTTCCGGCGCTCATCGGGCGTATCGCCGGTCAGGATCACCGGCTCATCGAACCCGGCGAGCTTGTAGGTGTCCTTGATTTCATCCTCCCAGACCGTACGGAGAGAAGTTTTCGGGGCGAAGACCAGGTGCATACCCCACTCCATCCCGGCCTCGATCAGAGCGCCGATGGTCTCGATGGTCTTACCCGCGCCAGGCTGGTTGGCGTTGATGCTGTTGGTCTCCGACATGAATTTGATGTCGGCTTTCTGGTAGGGGCGAAGCTTGAACTTTTTGCGCCTGCCTTTGAGCTTGACCCCTTTCACCATGCGAGCCGGTACGCGCTCTAGCTCGGCATCGTCGGCCTGGCTCATGCTGATGAGCTTGGTCTCCTTGGTAGTTTCCCCGTGACCCCAAGCCTTGAGTTTCGGGCCAAGCCCTAGCTCATCGCCGAACTGCTCGCGCAGCTTGCGCATCGTCGGCAGGTCTAGGTCGAGCCGCCAGAGCGGACCGCCTTTCTCCTTGGGGACGAACCGGGCGCTCGGGACTTTCTTGATCTTCACCACCCTGTCGGGATGGTATTTGAAGATGACGTTTACGCGGTCACCATCATCGCTGACCTCAGCGACAACTGGGTGCTGCTTGCTGTTGGTAGACATCTGTAGCTCCTTGGTGAATATTGAACTCCGCCAGCGGAGTATAGCCGATCCGCTTACAGCGCGTTCCTCCGCTCAACTCTGTACGCTTCTTCGACGGGCGCGTGCCAGTCGCCCTTAGCGTTATGAAGGTCGCCGTCCACTAGAGCCGACACATGTCTCTCGGTGTAGACCAGGAACAGCCCGTATTCATGAGCCAAGGCGAATGACGCAACCGTCAGGCCGGGTTCCTCCCAAGTCCGTAGCATCGTCAACTTGTAGCCAATGTTCATAAACACTTTGTTGAGTCCGCCGCGAGCTATCCCCTCTCCCGGGGCATACCTGCCGATGTCTATGCACAGCCGCTCCGCCTCTGCTCGGGGCAGCTTGGTGATTGCTTGACAGGCGACCACCCCGCAATCCGAAGTCGAAATATTCTGAAGAGTTATTTCAGAGCGCCGCTCAGGAGTTAGGTTGCTATTCACGCCAGCCACCCCGCTGTGAATCGAGATGAGACGACTCCGCAGGCATCGAGCCTTCCGCCTCCACATCTAGCCGGGCAACTAGAGACCGTAAGCGACTACGCTGCTTGCGGTCGCCGATGCGCCTCGGCTTGGTGTGATGCTTCCGGCGCCAAGTCGGAGTCTTCATGATCGTTCGCACCAAGTCGTGTTTCCGTTCCGGGCGATGTGATAGAGACCACCGCGCTTTTCCCTGTCCTGCACATACAGATGCCTTCCGCCAGCCTCTGATTCCGTGAACTCAACATCTATCTCTCGACATTCCCCGCGAGCACGGCTAATATCCACGTCATCGCTGAACTCTAACTCGGCAAGAGCATAAACCTGCTCCACCGTAAGCGTCGCTCTGGTTCTAGTGATAATGCTCATGACGATACCTCGCAATCGCAATTCTTCCCTCGCAGCTTTTCAAGCTGGTCATCTATCGGCTTAGGCTTGCGCGGCGAGCCGTCAAACGGAAGCTTGGATAGCGGCGTCCGGTGTTCGTAGCCACGCGCCTCCATCTCGCGGACTATCACGCTATGGCGCTGTGCCAGCGCCCGCTCCTTCCCGCGCCAGCGCCGGACCTCTGGGTGATTCATATACCCAGCCGTCCCGGCGGTCAGGGTTCGCCGGTTAGCTCGGCGGAGCACCGTCCAGATCGCGTGGATCTCTCGGTGCTCGCCGAGCAGGTGTTGGCGGCATAGCTTGCTCGGCGGTATTTGATCCCAGACCCTCATCGGTCGCCCCACGCTTCATCAAACGGGTCGGCCTTTTCGCGGCAGTAGCGCTCCCACTCGGCGTCTTGGTCCGCCTGCTCGTTGATCGTGGCGTACTGCTCTGTGGTTAGCGCCGCGCGCTGGAGCCTGCCGCGCAGCCCCGCCCTCCCGGCAGGGCTGCGCATATCCGGTCCCTCGTATCCCTGGCGCCCCATCAGAAGCTCCAGTCCATCTTGCCGGCGCACACAGGTCCGATACCACGCTCGATGCTGTCGTTGTTCGTCAGGGTCCGCCCGCAGACTCCGCAGTGCCCTAGCTCGCGTCCGTAGCGCTTACTCGCCTGCTCGGGTCCGGCAGTCTCGATCTTGTCGAGGATCGTCTGGACGTTGCGGAGCGGGATGCGCTGATATTCGTCACTGATCTGGAGCTTGACGAATACGTAGCCAGCCCACTTCCCTTCAGCCGGGCGGTCCACTCGATAGAAGTCGGTGGTGCCGTCCTCGCCGGTGACGGCGTAGCGGCCTGCCGGAACGTCGCTCTTGACGCTTGGGGTCGAGCCGCGCTGGTGGCGCTGGCTCTCGTGCCGCTTCGGGACTTCTTTCAGCCTGGCGATCCAACGGCTCGCCATGCGCTTGTCGAGGGTCTTCGCCTGCTCTTTCAGAGCGTCCGGGTTCTCGACGGCTCGCTCATCCAGTAAGTCGCGGATGTAGTCAACCTGCGGCCCGGTAGCGGGGATTGCGGTGGCGGTGGTAGACATCGGTAGCTCCTTCTTCGCATGTTATGTTTGAACCAACTACACCATGAAGTATAACCGATGCCCCGACGAAAAGCTATAGCGTGGGGCGGGTGCTCTCTCCCGCCTCTCCTCCCCCGTAGGGGGAGAGGGGAAGCACCCGACTTCCGAGAACAGGCCCTTCAACCCATCCTCGGAAGCGGGAAAAAGCACAGCCAACGCTACGGGGTAAAAGACTTCAGAGGGGTGTTGATCCGGGCGGCAACAGGTACGTTTTCAACCGGATCATTTTCGCGCTTGTAGACCGCGTAGACACCGATCACCGCTGCTACCGCCATTCCTATTTTCGTGATCAGCGCCGGGTCAACCGTCACATAGATGCCGACTAGTGAGATCAACGTTCCCTGGAGTTGGGACAGCGCCTTACTCATGTCATCGACGGTATGCTGCTTGTTGAGGAACACCCCTGCCAGGGCGAAGATCGCACCTGAGACGGCGACTAGCGCCGGGGTGGTTGCGGGGTCGAATGCGATGAAGAAACCCGCGAGAGTTGCTGCGAAGAAGATGAACGCAACAACGAACTTCTGGGCTTCCCCCAGCGTATATCCGAAGATCATAGCCGGACTCCCTTTCTTGGATTGATGAACATCCACCGCTCGGCGCGGCGGCGATTGAGCAGGCCGGGAATGACTACCCCGCCTGCGAACTTCCATTTCAGGAACTCGTTGGCAGCGCCTCGGTAGTTCCTGTTGTTGAGCTTCTTCACCAGAGTCGAGCTAGCGAAAGCCCCGACGCCGATATTGAAAGGCAACGATATGAGCGCCATCCTCTGGCGCACCGAAATCGGCACATGGACGTACTGGTTCACAGCCCTAGCTGCCGTTCGCAGGTCGCCGGTAAGCAGCACCATGGCGTAGGCCCAGCTAATCCGGTCGCCCTCGCGGATCGGGCGGAGCTTGCCACCCTTGCGAATCGGTCCGGTATGCCCAGCCCCTATCGTCAGGATCGGCGGCTGTGCTATCCGATCCCAGTAGGCGGTGAGTCGCACACCCTCCCATTTGGCTACGAACTTCGCCGCCCAGCGTAGATTCCAGCGCTTCTTTCTTCGCTTGCCCATTTCTTTCCTTTCAGGCTGCCATGTGCGAGTGATCGTCGTGGAGGGTCTCCAGGAATTCACCCTCGCTTGCGGTGTAGACCTGGCCGTTCTTGACCCAGCCATCGTTGTCGGGTCCGAACAACTCCAAGAAGTAGCCAGGGCCGAACTTCTTCAACAGTAGCTTCTGCGCTTCGCGCTCGGGGCGCTCGCTTGGATCATTGGACCCAAAGTCGATAGCCCTGCGTTGGCTTGGCCCGTGGTAGGTGACAGAGTCATACCGGACGGTTGAACTGATATACAGGCCGTCTACTCTGTTCAAGATGAACTTTGCCGCCTTGCGAGCGCGACGGCGTGACAGCGGCAGCGGCTCGCATCCGTTCCAGTCGATCCGCTCCATCTCACGGACCTTCTTCATCAAGCTTCGCAGCTTCCGCATGGCGAGGCCGTGACGCCGGTAAGCCTTGCGGTGCCCTAGCTTCCGGGTCCGTAGAAATAGGCGCTTCTGACGCTTACGACTACGCATCCTTTGGAACCAGCGCTTGCTTAACTTCGCGATGGTCATTCTGCTGAACAACGCAATCAGGACCATGATGAAAGTCATCTTTCCTCCAGGCAATGCTTTGGTATGTTCAGCCGTTCCTCGGCCACTTCTTCAGTCGTCCGGGGCAAGGATACCGTACGGATGTAGTCGTTAAGTGGAGTGTGTTCACGACCCGCCTTGGTAATCAGATATTCCCGCGTGTTGTTTAGACGCTGTACCCGGTCCTGATTGATGTTCAAAATTAGGGCACAGAACTGGCTTTGTCTCTCGCGCGCGGCGGCGCGGTCGGCTTCATCGCTCTTGACTTTGACATAGATACCGGCAACGCCGAGTGATGCGGCGACCACAAGGGTCGCAATGAAAACGACCACGGCGTATTTCATACGGATCGGGCCGCTCATCTTATCCGCCATTGCTAAGCACCGCCACCAAAACACCAGCGAGCATTAGGATGAAGATTAGGAACGTACTAGCCGCAGCCCACATCCCTCGGCGAATCCACTTCATCTGCCCGCCAAAGTCGTTTTTCAACTCGATGATATCGTCGCGGATGTTTCTCACATCCCCCTTAACTTCAGTGTGTTTGAGCTTGCCGTCATGAATCTGCTCCCACATTTTGCCTTTGCTGCGATCATGGCCGTCAAGCCTTCTATCGTGCTCTTGTAGCCTTGCAGCCATCCCATTCGCCTCCACCGCTAAGCCACCCCCAAACTAATAAGGCCGACCTGTAGGCGTTCGAGCAAGGCATCGAGGCCTGAAGGTGGCGCGTCTATATCTATCTCGGCGCTTCGCTCGCTATGCGTGTAGCTCTTGCGAACGATTTTTCTGTATGAAGTGTCATGGGAATCCGTGAAGCTGATCCAGTCACCTGATTTGACACAAGCGGTTGGATAGAGAACGCCGTGATTGTCCATGACATACCCGGAAAGTTTTGCCGACCCAGAGCGATTCAGCAGCGTTGCTTCCTCTAGAAAACGTTCCCCTACCTTGGTGGCAACCTCTGCCGATCCGATGCCCCGCAGATCAAGCAAGTCACGTCGAGTTCGTTCGGCAAGCACAGCCGGATGCGCTGGGTCCGTGATTTCCAGTTTGGTAGTCTCGGTGTCGGAATTAGACCCTGGCGGACCAACCGTCCTAGTAGAGCCATCCGACGCCGTGTACTGGACTACGATGGACCGCCAGAGGCGCTGTGAGTCCTTGCCGACTTCATTTAGTTCGGAAGGGGTTACATAGGCTTTCCAGAACCTTCCGTATGACCCAGGTTCACGATGCTCGAATAGCTTGCCGTGATAGATGAACCAGTCATACAGAGCGTATTTGACAAGGTCGTCAACTATAGAAGACAGCCCGCCGTCCAAATACCAAGCCTGCGGAATGATGAAGCCATCATCATCCACAGACTCATCCGTAGCGTAGAGGGGCTGTGCTAAGTTGTTGATGAAACAAACTAGCATTTGCTGAGCGGTATACCCAACATCAGGCCAACTACCTTGGAGGGTTAGGTTCTGAGTTGCTAGAATGCCTAGAAGCTTAGGAGCAAGCCACCCATGGACGGCGTTGATTTGGTTGCCGCTAGCCCCCGAGATGTGGCGGCTCTTCAGGACTGCGTAGCGCATCGCGACAGACGAAACGATCTGTTCGTAGGTCGAGCTGTTGGTCACCTGGTGGTGGTCTTCGCCTGACACATACGACCCGCTGAGAATGTCATCAGAAGCAAGGTGGGCAAGATCAGTCCAATACGTTGAAGTGCTTGAGTCATAGCTCTTGAGAGTTTCGTAGTGATAGAGGAGTGCCCCGATAAGATCACCGCCACTATCATTCCAAGCCTCCCCTGCCTGATCGGTCGCTGAATCAGAAGTAACTCCTGAAAAATCAAAAAGAACTCCAGGCAACTTATCGCCTGCATTCAACCATCCCGTCTGAGTACTTGCAGCTAAAGGTATGTTGGCCCCGGCAAGGTTTGCCCGTCGTTGCGTACTCGGCTCTCCCCATTTGCTTAGATCGGAATCTATGAATCCGACCTTGGCAGCCGTGTTATCGTTGAGTACGGATTGCCACCCCAGGAACTCTGGGTTCATAGCTTGGCGCTCGCCGGTGGCGCTTGGTCCCTTGTCTAGAAAGCCCTCGCCGACGATCTCAACGCCCTCAATGTATGCCTTCATCTCGGCAAACTCTTCGATGTCGCGCCAGTCGATGTAGGGGTCTCTCGCAAGAGAACACTTGACCGACTTCCAGCCGCCAGGAATCTCGTCCTCGATAACTACGTCGGCAAGAGCGTTCTCGGCTGCCGGCTCATCTTCAGACCACCGAGCCGCCGTTCCGTTTGCGGCGTCTACCCTAATAGCCATACGGTCCGGCGGCAGCTCATGGATACGCTCGATAGCGGGCTTAATCATGACAGGGACAACTACTTCTTCTTTTGGTTCGCTCGCTTCTTCGCCTTCGCCGACGCCGATGTTCTCCCAGCGTGAGGTGTTGCCTGCCGCGTCAAGGCCGACGCTCCAAGGGAATGCATCGGTGTAGCCGATGAGTTCCGTCTGAGCTTCTTCGCTGGCGACTTCTTCCCATTCCGCGCCTTCTTCGGACTTCACCCAAACGGAGACGATCTGCGTTCCCTTGTCGACGCGCAGCGCGACCTCGCCGCCTTCGCCGTCGACCATCGTCACGCCTTCGACCGTGGCCAGCACCACGCCTTCCGTTGAGGACCAATGCTCGGTCAGCGTGAAGGTCCAGGTATTCGTCCCGGTGCGGACCCACCGGACTCGATAGGCGTGTTCGCCGGTGCCGAAAATTGCGGGCCAGACATTCAGATAGAGCGAGGCGAAGCGTTCGGACCCTGAACTGGCGGTATGCGCCCGGACCTTGGCGTGAAGGATTTCGGCTTTTGCCGTGTTGGTGTCGTCGTGGATCGCGGCGATGTTCGCGCCGCTGCTGAACCCTGCAATGGTGCGCCAGCCGACCGACGTGATCGAGCCTGCGCCGCCGCTCCCGGCAGCCCAGCCTGCCGCTTCTTTCCACGGCGCTTCCGGCGGGTTCTCTTCGGGCGAACGATGCAGTTCATCGAGGACTGCCAGCGCCTCAAGCTGTTCGGGGATCGTCGGCACTATTCAGCCTCTGAAGCGAAGTGGTATCCTGGGTAGTATTTCTCAACAGCGGCGATGTCGTTTTCGCCGTCATCGGGCAGGCGCTCTAGGTCGCTTCGCGTCGGGATGATGATGCCTCGCGTTGGGTGGCTCTCAAGAAGCGATGGCGCGGCGAACGGCAGGAATCCGTCCGCGATCACGCGGCCCCAGACGTCATCAGATTCGTGCTGCCTGAATACTCCGTCGCTACGCATTTCGAGGCCGTGTTCTGCATAGGTGATCGCCGTTACGTCGGGCACCCAAGAGGCGAAGTTCAGATAGCGGCGTTCGACACTCTCGTCTCCATTGTAGATGTCGCGGATGCGCATGCTCTGAGCCGTTTCCCAGCCGGTGTCGAACGTTACAAAGTCAGGCGGACCGATAGGCAGAGCTTTCGACGTGTTGCCCTCCTGAATCCATCCCAGCGCGTACTCGCCGCCGACGATAAACATCGTGAAGGTGTAGACCGTCGCGCCCTTCCAAGCCCACTCGAACAGATCGCCAAAGAAGTTCAGAGAAGACAAACCTGCTGCCGGGTTGTAGTAAGAGTTCATGCCGACTTCATTGCCCCACTCCAAGTGGGATCGAAGAACCTCTGATTCAGCGTTATCGGTAGGAAGACGCGACCAATACCAAGACATGGTTGCGGCAATAACCAACTGGTTGTTCGTCGGCGGTTTCGCTATCACCCACCAGGTGTCATTGTTCGAGGTTCGGCGAATCGCGCCGTTGTGTACCGCAAAGTCGGGATTGCCTTCGGTTTCGGTGGACCAGTTACCGGAGCCATCAGGCAGTGCCTTGCCGTTTAGGTTTCCTTCGCTCTGTTCAAACTCATCCCAGTTGATGAAAGAAGTAGGCGTGATAATGCGCGGTCGATCCTTAGCGATCAGCATCTGCTCGGCGGGAACTGGCCAGATTTTGTCGATGTCGATGGTGGTGCCTGTCGCCCCGCTAGTCCGTCCCGCGATTCGCCACTCCCAGCGCTGGTTCCCGATGACGCCTTTTTCAGGTCGGCAGATTCCAAGATCGATGATCGAATACCCTTGGCTGAACGCGACCACCTGCGCCCTGTTAATGGTCCATCGGGTAGAGCCGAGTGAGCGCCATTCGATCCGCAATTCCTTTTCGCGAGCTTTGAGTTCTTCAGCAGGATCGTACACCCGCGCGAACATCCGGCGCGTACCAATGTGGGTCATGTGCCCTACTCCATCGATTTCCGACCCTAGAATTGCCTGCCAGATAGACAGCAAAGTACCTCGAACTACTTTCCCACCAGACGCCCCTGATCGTTCTTTGATTTCGCCGCTTAGCGGAGTTAGGTCCTCAGCCTCATATGCAAGCGCAGCCGTCGCTGCTTCGGCGTAGTCCCGTGACTCCCAGCCAGCGATGAAGCCTCGCCAGTCGTCTGAGGCGTTCTCGTTGGTAACGATTACCCGTTTCAGGCCAGGGGCGGTGCCCTTGTAATCGTCCACCTTGTAGATCAACTCGCGATCCGTCGTCTCTTCAAATGAGGCGGTTTCGATCTCTTCCACGCCGTAGAAGTACGGGCCTATGGTCAACACCAAAGTGATCTCAGGAGCGATCTGGTTGTGCGCCATCAACCATCCGTGTACGCCTCCAAGCACAGCCGTGTGAACAATAGCGGCTACGGGAGTTTGGAAGTTGCCGCCGCTGTCCGGGTCCCTACGAACCCAACCGCCGCGCTCCTGTAGCTTGCCGACCTTCATCTGGAGGTTCTGTAGAGTCTCGGCAAGCGACTGCGCGCCGTCCTCTTCTGCCTTGAGTTTCAGCGTGACGGTCCGGTTCGGCGGATGCCGGTCGGCGGGTATTTCACCAAGCTTCTGTCGCACCATAAACAGCTCATGCTCAGCGTCGCCCCACTCGGCTTCGCGGACGTGAAGGCCGAGTTTGTCTAGGTCTAACTCGACATCATCAGGGGTGAACTCTTCGGGATCAAGAACGATGGCTTCATCGCTAGGCATCTATGGTCTCCGTCCCTTTCTGATCCCGCCAGGGGTTGGCGTGATAGCTGATCGGCTCTGCTTGCGGTTTACCTTCTTGACTTCAGCCTCAAACTTGCCGTCCTCGGTCTCGATCTCAGCGGTGCCGTTCTCGACATCGACGGTGAGCTCCTTGATTACAAGCATTGTAGGCCCACCGCCGCCTAAGGCAGCGGTAGCCTCATGCTTGGGGATTACACGGCTTCCCTGTGGCGCTACAACGATCTCTCGCCCCTTCTCGCCCACTTCCGCAGCCATCACCCCGCCCTTGGCGAACGAACCAGCATACGCCACGGCATCGGGAACAGCCACCTGGCCTACTCCTGGGAAGTTTGAGAGTACACCAAACTGATACTTTAGAGCTAGGTTTTCTTTCTTAAGGTTGAGATTGAGTTCACGTTCAAGGTTGAGAAGTTCATCTACGGTGCTTTCGTCTTTTGGAGAAAGGTTCTTAGCGCGTTCTGATTCTTCGCGAATTTCTCGCAGACGATTTTGCACCGTAAATACTTCGCCGCCTAGCGTGCCAATCTGAGGCGGATTTGGCACCGCATCTATTGGGCCTCCTGCTCCTTGAATTTGCTGGAGGCCGTAGAAGCTAGCCCCTTGTACTTCGCCTCCATCCCCAAACAAGCTCCCCATGGTTTCATGTAGCCCCTTGCGCTTGCCTTCCAGGCCGGGCAGGATCTTGCCGGTGAGCGTCCCCTCTACTCGGCGGCGGCTAGATTGCGCTCTATCTATGCCGCGCACTTTTCTCTTCATCTTCTTGATTTCGTCGTTAGCGCCCTTACCTGAGTGGTCAAGCTCACGCTTCTTGGCTTCCTTCGCGATCTCAAGATTGTCGATATTTTTGTTGGCTGCGTTCCTAGCGGCTTTGTTGTGCTTGTTCGCGGGCGGGACGTTACGGCGAGCCTCTGCGATCTGCCGCTCTATCTGCTTGACTTCTGCCTCAAGCTTATGCTCACTCTTCTTCCTAGCGCGCTCCGTCTCTTTGATTTTCCGTTCTATTCGCAGCTTCATGTTCTCGGCCTCGCGAATAGCTTTACGAACTTTCAAGAGACGTTTCTTAGCTTGTCGAAGCAGTTTGACGACACGGGGTATCTGGCGGCTCTGGAGAACACCATGGGCTGCGATTACATCACGGCGCAGACCCATGAGAGCACCTAGCTGTTCATTCAACCAAGCGCCCTCGTTGCGACCCTTGAACTCTCCTTGGAAGATATTCCCCTCTTCATCCTGGGTCGTCAGGCTTGAAGCGTTGCTAGCGTACTCCGCATATTTTTCGGCATCCTTGGTTAGGCCGGAAAGACGGTTGACTCTCCCCCTGCCTAAGCCTATGCCGGCAATCCTTCTGCCTACTCGCTTCAGCTGGGCTTGGTATTTCGGCAGCTTCTTCCCTTGCGACATCCCCTTGAGGGCATTCTGGATGCTTTTCGATATGGAGCCTTTGCCTTTGGCTCCACCTTTTGCCATATGGGCTATGCCTCCTTCTTGGAGGCCGAACTGCGACATCGTCTCAATCGCTGGCTGCTTCTGCGCCAAGTAGTTCGAGCCGCTAGAGAAGGCAGATTTCTGCACAGCCTGCGCAATCTCGTGGGCGGGCATGTTCGTGGATCTCGCGAGCGGGATCGCAGCCGTCCCCGTCCAGCGCGGCTTGCCGGTGAGGAACCCGCTGATCTCTTCGGCGGCGGAACCGATAGGCGCTCCGCCTGCGCCTAGAGCTTGGAGGACATTGCCAGGAGCGGAAGCGCCCATCGAAGACTCGGCCCATAGAGCCTCGAACAGCGCCAGGGTAGAGCGTTTGGGGCTGCCGGTTGCCTTCGCTATTTGCGCGGCCTGCGATGCGATAGAACCCTCGATGCCTTGGAGGTTGAGATCAGGTCCGCCTCCCATGCCTCCCATCTTTTTGAGTTGGCTATTCGCCATACGCACAGCCGCGTCGAGCGTTGCCTGACCCACATCCTTAAGAGCGCCATCCGGTCCGGTCATTTCGAGTTTCTTGATAAGCGAACCCAGCACACCTTGAACGTCGGGGTGCATGCCCCACTCGATATGAGCGTGGTTGCCCCAGCCATGGTTTGGATATGCTTCGCCGATACCGTGAGACCCGTACAAAATCTGATCGACCTTGCCTTGGATCGACTGTAGGCCGCGCTCGAACAAGGGAGTGCCAGACGCCCAGCCAGCCGCAGGCCCGGTGTCGGTCGCCGTACCCGTCACGTTGTGGCCTGGCGACATGTGCCCTCCACCGGGGTCATAGCCGTAATTGATTGCAGCGTTGTACTTGGTAGACCATTTCCCGACGATGTCAGCGATAGCTCGGTTCACCACACCTGTCCCAGGTCCAGCAGGGTCGATCATCGCGCCGCCTACCTGGAACCCAGCGCGTTCACGGTGTGGGAATCTAGGCGTTTCATGATTCAGCACTTCCAAGGCTCCTAGCTTCGCCCTATCACGTGAAGCCCGCATGTTCAAAACATGGACGATCTCGCCAGGCTCAACCATGGCGTTGAGAGGCACCTTGTCGCCGGTCCCTGAACCGGGCACCACCATACCGCCCGTCTGTTTACGAGGGCCTTTGCCTTTCTGGTTGATGCCAAAGGCAATATTTTTGATACCAAGTTGTCCTGCGAACGTCCCTAGTTTGTCAGAGACTACACCAACGCCTTTGACGCTAGTTTTGCGCCATGATTTCAGGTCCTCTTTGGCGCGGCCAAGCTGCGTACTCGATTCACTTCGGAACGGACCTAACGCGCCCTTCACTTTTTCAAAGCCGCGTTTTACATCTTTGGTAGAGCCTTTGCCCGATTCGCCAAATTTTTTCATGGTCGCCGACAGCGGAGTGATGCCCGGAGTCAAGCGCCTCATGAATCGCTCAGTCGATTTGACTTGTTCCTTAGTCCGAGTCCAAAGCGGGATGGTCTCGCGCAGGTGGTCGGCGTATTTCGGCCCGAACTTGTTTGCGATTTCTCGCATCGTCTTAGCGAGTTGGCGTTCCCATTCGGTCCGCGACTGGACCGCAGAGCGCGCCTTCTGCCGCTTGCGCCGCAAGCGCTCTTCATCCTCAGTTAGGGTCTTGAGACTGGCGCCCTCTCTGGTGTGGGATTCAAGCGTCTGTCGGGCTTTCTTAAGCTGGCGTTTGGTAGCCTCCACGCCTTGCTGTTTCGCCCTGATCATCCCAACCTCTGACTCACGCAGCTTGCCAAGATACTGTTTGCCCCTGTTTCTGGCTCCGCCAAGCAAACGTTCTTGACTCCATTGCCTACGGGTCAGTCGGATCTCTTTACTTTTGAGCCGAGCCAGTTGTTCTTCGGCTCGGCTAACAGATGGCGCTCCGGCTTTGTCGCTCTTGCGAAGATTGGAAAGCCTAGATTCAGCCTTTTCAATAGCGCTACTGACGCCCTCTTGGTGACGGCCTATTTTAGACAACTGTTTTTGTGCCCCTGCCGCCGTCTTGAATGCCGTCTTCGCTCCCGACATCGACACCTTAACTTTGTCGGCACTCTGCTTGACGCTCTGCTCCCAATGTTTTGCCTCGGTACTACCACCGCCAAAGAGATCACCTACAGCCCCGCCGACGAATGAGCCGAGCGCCGATCCGAGCGCCGCTGCTGCCGGGCTTTTGCCTAGCAGCGCCCCTGCGATGCCGCCGACTAGTGCCCCGCCCGCCTTGAAGCCGGCACCCTCCATATCACCTTGAACAGCCGAGCTAACGATGTTGCCGATACCCGCAGCTGCGAGGGCGAACGGAAGCGCGCGGGCTAGACCTCCTGCGATCCGCGCTGCTCCAGTTTTGCCAGCTACTCCGCCTGCCACCGTGGTTGGTGCGACAGGGGCAGCAGTAGGCAGGGCTACTCCGCCAACAGCAGCGGCACGCTGGGCGGCAGCAACAGAGGAAAGGGAAACCGCGAGCCGGGCATTCGCGGCAGCGGCGGCATTCGTCGTGGCGGTGTTGGCGGCTTGCGCGGTCGTAAGCCAGATCACGCCTTTGGCGACAGCAGCGTAGCCGGACACCAGCTTGCCCGCGAGCGATAGCAGGATCCCGAAGATAACGATCACAGCGGCAACCTTGAGGAGGGTCTCTTGCACCCCATCAGGCAGGGCTGCGAATACCCCGACAACGTCACCCATAACTCCTAGTACATCCGCGATCACGGGTAGCAGGTTCTGCCCCATGGTGATTCCCAGGTCGCGAATTTCAGCCATGGCTAGTTTGACTTGAGATGCCGTAGTCCCGTAGCGCTTATTCGCCTCTTTGGTTAGCGCGTTGTTGTTCTTCCACTCGGCATTGGCGACGTTCTGCGCTTGAGTGAATTGTTTGGTGTTCCCTGCGATACGTAGGATGGTGTCGCCGACACGTCTCTCGCCTAGCTCTACCTTTTTCAGGGTCGAGATGATCGGCTTACCTTCCTTGTTCAGTTTGCCGACGCCACGGGAGAACAAGGCGATAGTCTCAGGAACACTCTTTTTGAAGCTCGCCTCGAACTCAGAGGTAGACACACCGCTGATCTTGGCAAACGATTGAAGCTCATCTCCGCCCTTGGCGGTGGCCTCCTGCATCTGGAGCATGACTCTAGACACAGCCGAGCCGCCCATCTCGGCGCGGATGCCGACATTTGCGAGGGCTGCGGACAGACCCAGGACTTCATGCTCGGCGAGTCCGAGCGTCGCGCCCGCGCCCGCGATCCGCAGGGACATCATCGCGATCTCTTGCTCGGTGCTAGCCCCTTTGTTGCCGAGATCAACGAACGTAGATGCTAAGTTTCGGAACGCCTTAGCCGGGGTTTTCATAATGTTCGACAGGCGGGCTAGCGACGTAGCCGCTTCTTCGCTCGACAGGTCCGTGGTGGTGCCAAGTTCGGCAGCCGTTTTGATAAAGCCGAGCAGGTCTTTCCGCTTGACTCCAAGAGCGCCAGCCTCGCCGCCGAGTCTATTCAACTCATTGACGGATATAGGTATCTCTTTTGCGAGACCTCTGACGCCGGTTTCTAATCGTTTGTACTGCCGCTCAGTCGCGTCAACCGTCTTGCGGATGTCGGCGAATGAGTCCTCAAAGTCGATAGCGGCCTTAGCGCTCAACGCCCCGATAGCCGCGAGCGGTAGGCCAACATTCCTATTGATCGACCGTCCCGCGCTCGACATCGCGGAACCAGCTGCGGCTGCGCGTGAGGCGGACTTCTGCATGCCAGAGCCGAACGCAGTCCCAGCCGCCTCTGCTTTGACTAGGCTCTTGTGAACCGTGCCAAGCTGAGCGTTGGTCGGCGCGATCCCTCGCGCTTTCACAACTACGGCTAGGACTGCTGCTGGCTCCATCTAATCCTCAAACGTTCTCGCGTCTGAGCCGGGCTTGCGCCGGGCTGCCTTCTCGGCCTCTTCCGCGCGGACTTCAAACAGCACTCGCCACAGTTCCAACTCTCTGTCGCTGATGCTGGTCATTAGCTCCGCATGGGTTCGGCCTAGAGAGTCGGCTAGCTCGAACTCAAGCCTCAGACTGCTGTTGGTCTCCTGGAAATTCTTCGCGCGCTTTGCGCAACTTCTCCTTGTCAATCTTGCTGATCTCGTCCAGAGCGTCGATCACCCTGGCAAAGCCAGGACCTGAGCTGAGGTGGAGTTGGCGAACGTTCTCCTCAGAGAACTTCGGTCCCTCCACGCCCAGCTGGAACTGCATGATCTCCATCTCCGCCCAGGCGACCGTGGTCTCCTCTCCCTTGAATCCGATGCCACGCTGCTTGACGGCGGCGGACTCGGCGGCGGTGGCTGACTTGATCTTGATGGAATAGCCCCACTCGGGAACGTCGAGCACCTTGTGCACGATGTCCTTTGGAGCCGCCTCCAGGATCTGCTCGACTGAGCCAGCGGGCAACTCGCCCTTCTGGACAGCCTTCGCCGTCTCACCGGGGGTTGGCATACTCGGCGTATCTGATGGTGCACCCATGACTTCTCCTTTGTTGTAGTTAGCTCAACCTTGCGGCTGGCTATTCGATTGCTTCTTCCAGTTCTTCTTCCGCTTCTTCGACTTCCAACGCGGACGTGCAGCGGATCACGCCCAAGTCGGTGATGTTTTTGATCGTCGGCTCGGTGGTGCTGGCCTCCCCAACAGAACCCGACAGCGGGTTGTAGTTGAAGAGCTTGCCCGCCATGACGTACACGGGGTTCGTTGCCGACACTTCCCCCTGGCGGGCCTGAACTGAGGTGATGAACTTTTTGGATTCGTTCTTGAGCGGCCACAGAGTGGCGTCCACCATCGAGGCCGAAAAGTCCTGGAACACGTTGAAGCCCATGGAGGCGTCACGCATTCCCATCTCGGTCTCTTTGAAGTCGCTCCCGAACGCCGTTACGTCAACCTCATCGTCGGGCAGGTCGATGGTGACCTGGCTGATCCTGTTGGTCAGGTCCGTTCCGTCGATGGTGATGACAGGCTTCTTGAGTACCTCTTTGGCCATGTCCTATCTCCTTCCGCCGCCCCGCGAAGCGGCTTCTTCCTCGGCCTTCTTCGCAGCGGTCTCTTCCTCGGCCTTCTTGTCGGCTGCCGCCTTCTCCTCGGCTGCCTTCTTCTCTTCCTCGGCTACCTTCTTCTCCTCGGAAGCGGCCTGGCTGTCTTCCAGCACTTCAACCTTGGACGCCTCATCGGCGGGATCGACGGGCTTTGGCTCGCCTATCACTTCGACGGCACCGCGCTGGACCATGCGGTGCAACTGCTCGCCCAAAACCTTGACGTCGGCGGTCTTACGCGCCGGAACGCCAAGCTGGCTTCGGTTGGTCTTGTTCTTGACCCTGGCCTTTACTCTGGCCATGTTCTTACCTCCTTCATTCTTCTTCTGAGTCGAGCTTGTACTCAGCACCGACATGGTTAACACGCTCACCATCCAAGATCTCGTCATAGTCAACATCGTTGATATGGCGTAAGTCCTGGTGGTCCTTTCCTTCTATGTTCAGGGTTGCGCCGTTCAGCAGAGCCTTACAGCGCGCGTCGATGTCCTCCGCCTCATCGCGGTCGTCAGCGACACCCTTGACCAGCCAGACGTCTTTGTCCATCGACGGCCCATCAAAGGCCCACGTTGGAACGCCTGACGACTTATGGAAGATGACATAAGGCCGAGCGGTTTTGCTCGGAACCTTTCGATGAAATACCCCGCTGGTCGCCAGGGCTTTCAGCTGTGCGTCTTCCTTCAAGATTTCTGAGAGAGCTTTACGGACAGGGTTCATAGGTAAGCCTTCTTCACATCGCGCTCAAATTCCTCGCGGCTCTCCTCGACCGCCGGACGGATCATCGGCTGCGCCGCCATATGAACAGTCCCGTACTCGTTGTAGATCGTGTAGCTAACAAGGTTGAAGACCATGCCGTCGAACGGGCCAAGCTTCTCACTCTGCCATCCGCCCCGCATGTTGCCGGTGTCATACCGGCTCTTAGCCTTAGCTCGGCGCTCAATATTTGCTTCAGCGCGGCGGACAGCAAGGCTTACCCTGGTGCTCGAACTTGCGATGATGCTAGGTATCCTGCTAGTCAGCATCATCATCACCAAACGTCTGCATTGATTCCGGGTCATCTTCGCGCGGAGGGCGTTCGCTCGGCGCTAGGCCCGATGGGTGGCCTCCAGATCGCACCCCCGCGCGACTAAGCACAGCCGCTGCGTCGGGGGCCACCGGGGCATGCTCGCTAGCGTGCTGGTAGGCGGCTAGAGCCTGGGCGGTAGTCTGCTCCGCTAGAGCGGATGCGGCCCGTTCGATGTCGTCAGGCTCCACGTCCAGTGCGACTAGATGGATCCATACGCTGCGGCGCTCATCGAGCGGGACCGTTACCTCTGCCTCAAGTCTCATTACGGCGTCAACTCCCTAGCCTGGTATTGGACTGAAGCCTGCTCTGAGTTGAAGCCCTCGGACAGGAGAATGTACATCCGCCCGTGCATTTCGATCCGGTCGGCTACGTTCACGGTTGCTTCGGGATCAAGCGTGATGACATGGGTGGTAGCCTCCAGCACCGACTCAGCGAAGATGCGGCTGCGGCCTGATAGCGATCCGATAGCGTCAACGCGGCCGTCGATGGGTTCGCCCGACGCTACCCATTTCGCGTTGAACTCGCCGCCGCCATCATCGACGGGTTCATTCACGAACCGTTGCGCGGCTTTGTCGATCAGCGCGATGTTGCGAGCCTGCTGCTTCGCTTGCTCGGGAAAGACTTCCTGTCCCGGCCCGCTGATACCTGACTGTACAAGTTTTCGCGGCGTCACTCGGGCATCCAAGTCTCGGCCATGGAGGCGATTTCAGGCTCGATGTCATCATCGGCTTTCTCCTCTAGGCTCTCAGCGAGAGCGCGAAGCTCTTTCGCCACAGCCGGTCCGTCCGTCGACAGTTCAAGGAACTTGATGCGCTTCGATACCTGCACCTCATTACCGGCTATCGCGCGAAGCGCCTCAGCGGCGGATAGCCTGATGTTGTTTTCGTTCAGCGCCAGGAAGGCCGCGATCTCATCATCCTCGAACAAGAAGGACGCGCCATCCGCGCCGCCGATGTCGGAGATCAGCAGGCGGACCTTTCCCTGGTCGGTTTCAATTTTGTATTCGGCCATCTTACCCTCCTAGCGACACGCGGGCAGCGACCAGGCGGGCGGGTGCCCTCCCGCCCAGCCGCTGCTTGTATCCGCGCCTCTGAGTCATGGACTCAGACCTATTCGCCCGTTCCGTTCGAGGCGACGGTGGATTTCTCCCCGCCGGTCCCGGTCAGCCGGGTGCCGCCGAGCACGTGGCGTGCGCGCCAGGCTCGCGAGTCGTCCTCGAAGGACTCCATCGCGTCGCCACCGCCGCCGCCAACTCGGCGAGCGTTCGGCAGCCGTTCGTACAGGGCTGGCTCCTCGTTGCCGCGCAGGAAGCCCATCTCCAGCGCAGGGCGGCCATCGGTGGGAGCGCCGAACAGCGCCCACATCGAATTGCCGCCTTTGGTCGTGGCGATGTGGGGAATCCACGGCTCGACCTGGAGTCGCAGACCGTTTTTCATCCAGTTGGCGACGATCAGCTGCTGGTTTTCGTTCGCCCCGTTGGTTTCGAGACGCAGCTCAGTCGCGTTCAGGATGTTTTCGGCCACGACCCTGAGCGCAGGCGGGACCACCAGGGTCACCACGTCCACCAGGATCGGTTCCCCACCAAAGTCCACCGCGCCGCTCAGCAGCGTCATCGCCGTCTGAAGCGCTTCGATAGAAAGTGGAGGCTGTTTGCCTTCACCGTCTTTGATGATGTTGCTGTTGCCCGCTTTGTATAGGCTCGCGTGAGGACCGTTTTTGTCCACGAACAGAGACGTGGCGAAGTGGGCCTCGGTGCGCCGGGCAGCGCGTGCGAGCCTGTTGGGCGTGTCCAGGAAGTTGTCGAAGTCGTCATTGATCATTGCCTCCCAGCTCAGATCAAGACGGCCACCGAACTTGCGGACGGAGAATTCATCCTTCCGCTCCTGAAGCGCGCGCTTTTTGTACTCCTCCAACTCATCGACCTCGCCGAGCCTTGACTCAGCACCGTCCATCGCAAAGCGCTTGACGTTGCGGAAGTCAGGGACCACCGAGCGGCGGGCGTAAGCCTGCCAGGTCGGCTCGGTCTCTTTGTAGGAGCCGAGCATCTGACGATCCAGAATGTCGGCGAACAGGAGCGGGAAGTCGCTGCGCGTCATAGCCTCCTGAAGACGGCCAAACGGCTGACGTCCCGACCTGATGTCGGAGATGAATTTGGCAGCCTCGATCAGCTGCCGTCGATGTTTACTCGCTTCGGCAGCAGAGCGCTCGACAGCGCGCATGCGCTGTCCCTCGCCGCCGAACATGTTGGAGAAGTCCGCATCGTCTGAGCGGAACGTCTCCAATAGCTCAAGCATATCCATGCTCAATTTGCCTTTCGTTCGGTGACGACGCCCTACGGGGTCGCCAGCTTTACCTCGATGGTTGCTTCTTCGCCTTCCGCGACTGCTTCCAGCGCGTAGCCGAAGAGCGTTCCTTCTTCTTCGGTTTTGGTGATGTTGCCTTCGGCGTCGATGAAGAGAGCGTCGCCGATGGCAATCGCGTCTTCAGCTTCGCCGTCCGTTGCGGCAACCGCCAGGTTGAATGAGCCGACCGTCTTGACAGTCGCCTCGCCTTCGGTGTCCGCACCACGGTCGATCATGGCGACGCCGATGATGGATCCAACCACCACCGGGTCGCCCGCCGTGGTACCTTCCGGCACGGGCAGGCTGATCTGCTCTGCTCTGTCTCTTACCTCGTTGAGCATCGCTTATCGCCCTCTCGCTGCGAGCTTGGCCAGGCCCTCGGTCATCCCGATGCCCTCGAACGCCTCGACCAGCGCGCTCTCTTCGGCCTCGCCATTCCCGTTGCCGGACCCGCCCGGAAGCTGGCTGTCGTGCCTGGACTCGCCGATGCCGCGCACCCTTCCGGTGTCGCCATCGGTCGCCCCCAGGTACTCCAACTCCTCGCGAGCTTTCGCCCTGGCGCGCTCCTCCAGAGTCGAGCGGTCGAGCCGCCCGTCCTCCAGCGTCGGCACGCCGCCGGACAGCGCCTCGCGAACCGCACGGGCGATGCCTTTCGGGCTGAGACCCTCTGGCGAGCCGATTGCCTCGGCAGCGACCAGGCTGGCCTCGTTGTTCAGGTTACGCTCCTCGGCCCGCTCTGCGCGGGTTTTGAGGGTGCCGTTCTCCTCTTTGAGATCGGCGTTGTCGCGCTCTAGCTGGCGGACCCGTTCCTCGGACTCCGACAGCCGTTTGCGCTCCTCCTCGGTCATGCTGTCTCCTTTGTTCTGACGGCCATCAGAGCCGCATTTTTCCTGTATGTACTGTTCTTCTGGTTCATCAAGCTCGGCATAGGGATCACGCTGGTACAGCTGAGGCGCGTCCTCGCCGAGTTGTGAACTGAAGGCATCGAGCGCTGCGCCTATCGCGCTGCTCAAAGAAATTCTCTCGTCCCGCGTCAGGTGCCCTTCGGCAAACAAGCCGTCGGCGCGCTCGGTGAAGCGTTGATGAATCCACGCCTCGAACCAGTTCCCCGCGTTCCTGGCCTCGCCCAAAGCCACAGCCGCTCCCTCTTGGGCTGGGACGAAACTGATGTTGCGGTCTACTTTCTCGGGGTCACCATCCAACGTGACGTCATCGCCGTCCAGGCTGAACCCCTGTTTGTAGTAGTAGTCCGCCGAGTCTTTGGGATCGATCCAGAAGACCGCGTAGCCCGCGTCCTGGTCATAGTCCTCGCAGTAGACGTAGGTGTTGGAGTCGGCCCAAGCTTCCTCCCCGGCGTCACAGAGAGCGCGGCGAATGTCGGATGCGAGCGTCTCTTCAACTTTGGCTTGGCGCGGATCGGATCGGGCAGTCTCGATCAGCGGGACAACGCGCTCCCGTAGCGACTCGACCATCGAGCCAACCGCTCCGCCCGCGCCAGCTTGCGTTACATAGTCGATACTCAAACCCTCGGTAAGGGTCTGGATGATTGGGCCTTGTTTGCCGCCCGCTGCTCCCTCTTCGGCAACGCCAAACGCTCGGATCGACGTACCGATGGCTTTGACGAACTCCTCGTCTTCGAACAGCGGCAGCCAATGCTCGAATATCCGAGCGACGGCCACCGATGCGATACCCGCCATACGAGGGCTGGTCTCCAACACCCCCACTAGGTCGCGCAGATCGCGCTCGGGACGCTCGCGTTCCTCGCTCTCGGTCGGGTGGTTGAGGTACATGTGCGTCCCAACAGGGAAGATGCGGGGTATGTCGCGCTCTAGTACCTCCTCAGAGTAGTAGCCAGAGGAACCCCATCCTGCTTCAATGATGACGATCTCTCGTTTGGCCCCTTTGGCGGCAGCCTCACGGAAAGCTCGGCTGTTCGCCTCACGGATGTTCGCCCTCTCGGCTACTACGGTCATGGTCGCCTCCCTAAGCGATCTTTACTGCCGCCAGCGTGACGCCGGTGACGGCACTGAATTTGACGGCGATCTGCTTGTCTGCGTTGTTGTAGACGCCAGGATCGAACGGGCCGATGATCCGCTCCTCTTCGGCTGGGACTTCGACTACGCGATCAGCGATAGCGAGTCCGCCCGCCGCTTCATTCGGCGTCACAACGGTTACTTCGGTAGCGCTTTCGCCCGTGTTGTTGATCCGAAGAACCGTCTTGCCGTCGTTCTTCAGCAGATAGGTATCTTCGGTTTTCAGTTCGCCTTTGTCGGTGGGTTTCACCCCGGCAGGCGAGCCGCGCTGTACGTCCACGGCTACGTCGGCCATCGCTACCGCGAGGCCAAGCGCCAACCCGATCTTGAGTAGTCGCTTCATCACTCCTCCTTAAGTCACCGGCCCGAAAGCCAGAACACATTGTGGGTGGGTTGAGTCGGCCTCTGCTTCGGCATCGTCAAAGCTGAAAACTTGTCCGTTGCGAGCCGCACATTCTCCATCATGGTCGCCGTCGAATGCGACCAGTTCTTTGACGACAGGTGATTGCCGGTAAGTTTCGATAGACGCGATCCGCTGACCATGTAGAGCCTCGGTCCTAGCGATCATCGTCGCCCTGTAGCTCGACCCGGCGTTGACGTAGCGGCCTCTCGGCACCATGTCGCGGATCAGCCGCCCAGTCTGTCGCGGCCCTAGCCCCTGCTCTCGGCTCAGGTCGATTACTTTGAATAGGCTTTCTTTCGTGTCGCGACCGATGTCAAGCAAGCCCATCCGTTTGCCGCCCGTATTCAACATCTGCTTTTCGAGCGCGTCACGGGCGGTCGGGCGGATGTCATGTCGTCCCAGGACCAAGAAGGTTGAGTCAAGGATGCGCTTGTAGTGGTATTCAAAGACAGGAAGCAACCGGGTCCGTACCCAGGTCTCCAACTTCGCAGCGGCCAGTATCGCCGCGACCCTGGCGCGTTCGCGACGCGACGCCTCCTCGACTACCAGCCCGCCCTCAGCGCTCGCGGCTGCGCTTACCAGCTGACCAAGCAACTCGAACTCGCGGCGTAGGTCGGACGCCATCAGACCTTCTACGGGCGGCAGGCTGACCCGGAGATCGTTCACCACTCTAGCGCCCGGTCGGATTGCCTCGGCAAGCTCCACCAGAACAGGCACAGCCGCACGGCGAGTGCGCGGGCCGGACCGCTCCAGCAACTCGGCGAAGCCCATCATGGCGGGCGAGCTACGCAGGGACGCCGTTGCCATGGCTCGCCTCCTTGATAGCCTCGACCAAACCCTCGATGGCGTCGTTGACGTCTTCCATCTCCTGCTCGGGTAGTTCGTTCAGCAGCGACTCAACGTCGTCAGCGCCGAGCGTCTCAAGCAAGGTCTTGGCGATGTAGTCGCGAGGCAGCAGCCCGGCATCCGTCTTGCCGTTGAGCGTCGCGGCGGCGATGATGCTCTCAATAGTGTCTTTCTGGTCATGCTCTAGGATCGGCGGGAACGTCACGTTGACGATGGGGTCGAAACTAGGCTCGATGAGCATCAGGCCGGTGCGCGGGTCTTCTACCTCGCGGCCCGGTAGCTGGAAGGCTCGCACCTTGGCGTCAACGTTGTAGCGGAAGATGGCCTGGTGCATCGACGCTTCCAGCTGCTGTTCGCTAAGCATCATCAACTCGGTGGGACGGTCGAGCGTCTTCGAGGTCGCGAAGTTGCCGACATCAACGTCGCCGCTGAGTATCGTGTCCGGCAAGCCCATCGCGGCGGCGACCATCATCCGGCTCGGCCTCGCGTCTTCGCTACTAAGGGTCGCGCCGGTCTTCGGGATCGGCGTGATGTCGTCGCCCTCTTTGCCGACGAACATGTCACCGATCCGTTTGGGGCGAGGTAGCGGCTCGTCTTCGCCCTCGGTGGCCGTGCCCTTGCCTTGTTCTTCAGCCTTTTTGCGAAGCCCTTTCACCTTCCGACCCTTGGTAGTCGCCTTCCAAGCGAAGCGAGACAGGCTTTTGACGATGGTATGCCAGTCCTCCAGGAAGCCTTTGTAGGCCCGCGCCCACTCCAGTGCCGCGTAGGTCTCTGGTACGCCGAACTTCATAGCCTTGAAGCCGCCCGTCTTGCGGTGCAGTATCGGCGCGTCCCAGTTCACCTTCATGTCGCCGAACGTCGCCGGTTTGCGGCGGGGGTGGTAGCGCCAGTCCGGGTACAACTCCTCCTTGGTCTCCTGCTTGGCCGTTCCGGTGAAAGGGTCCATGACTTCTTCGGTCCATTGACGCCGGTAGAAGGTGACGATTCGACCGTCGCCCTCGCGGCTCAGGATTTCGGTGATCTGCTCGGTGGGTATCGAGCGCACCGACACGTCGCCCCAATTGTTGGTAAAGAGGGCGAGGAAGATGTTCCCGTCCACCTGCCGGTCTACGGAAGTTAGCAGCCTAGCCTGGTGGCTGTAGATCTCGTCATCGTTCGCGGCGTCCTCGGTAAGCGAGTCAACGATCTCATCCTGGACGCGATCCTCGTTGGCTTTGAACGTGACGCCCTGCGACCATATGTAGTAGGTCTTGACATCGACGGCTCGTTGTAGCAGAGGGTGGAGCAGGTACATGGCGCGGCTGATCCGGATCATGTCCGACAGGCCACCCCGCGTGAATTCTTGTTCAATCGTCGCGGTCGTCCTGCGCCAACCCTCATCTTCCATAGCCAGTTCGAGGCGGCGCAGATTCTCATGGATGACCGAGTTGTTCACCTTCTCGGACTTTATGGCCTCTTCCAACTTCGGAACGCTAGCCCCGCCTAGAGTCTCGACTATTCGGTCTGTGATACCCATGGCTACTTCGGGTCCAGCCTCTCTACCATTGCGCTCGGGCACTTGCGCCTAGCCTGCTCGCAAAGCTTGTCCGCGTAGCTCTCGGACAGCACAGCCCTGTGTAGGACGGAACCGTCACGGGCGTCAACGACTTGGAAGCCAACGGTCTTGAGGACGGTCATCGTTGGCCACCCCTCCTGGGAGCACGGCGAGTCTGTGCTGCCGCTCCGCGCTCCTGCCAAGGCGGGCGCTTCTTGCCGGGCTTGCGCGGCTGCTTGACGGTGCGTAGTTCCTTCTCGCGGCTCATCAGATGTCGGCTCCTATCGTCACGTAGTCCTCGTCATCTTCTATGTACTCCTCGTACTCCTCCAGCTGGCCTTCCCAGAACGCCATGACTACGGCGTCGCCGTCATCGGTCGAGCGCCCTAGACGCTTGATGATGTCGTCCTTGGACTCGACCTGGATACGGCCACCGCTCATAACCCGCCAGTGCGGAGCGGTCAGGTCGCCAGTCAGAAGATCGTCGGGCGGCAGCGCTATCGGCTCGGTCTTGGCGTCGGGGTCGAGCAACTCCCGTAGGCTCCACCAGGCGGCGGAGCGCGTGTTGGTGAAGCCAAGCTCGCCGCTCGCGTCTAGCACTTCGGTTTTCACCGAGCTATTGAACGCCACGGTCGGTATACCCATCTCGACTAGCCGGTCAACTACGCCTGCCCCGATACCGATCACATCGACGGTCGCCCATGCATCGGTGTTGTTGAGTACGCCCTTGATCTCGCCGGTCGTATCCATCGTGCCCTGTCGCGTGTAGCGGCGTAGCTCGCTGATGACCGCGCCTCGCTTCAGCGCTAACACGGTTTTGTCTTTGCCGGACCGAGCGATGTCACAGCCGACGTTATCAAGGGGTCGGATGCCTTTGATCTTCCCCTCATCGGCTAGCTCTAGCCAACGCTGATTCGCCGCTTCGATCCACGCCAGCGGTATGACGGTGTCCTCCTCGCTGGAGGCGAACTTGCCCTCGACACGGTTCTGATAGACCGCTGATTCCTCGCCCCACTGAAGCTTGCGCTGCTTGGCCCATTCACCGGACATCCGCCCCGCCTTGACCACTTCTTCTTTGGTGACGGTTCGCGGATGCCAGTCCTCGGTGCCCGGCTTACGCTTCTGAATCTCATAGAAGCGACCGTTAGGCTCGCCAGGGGTCGAGCTAGCTAGAGCGTATGCCTCAGCTTCCGTGTCCGCGCCTGCCCCGGAGAACGCGCCCTCTGAGGCATCGAAGGTAGCGGGCATGATGGACTTGGACTCGTCATAGATGTAGAAGAGTTGGTCGGCGTGCGCGCCCTCGATCTTCGCTGGGTCGTCAGAGGCGACCGCGAACGCCGAGCCGGTCCGTAGTTTGATCGCCATGTCGAGAAGCTCATCGCCGTCCGTCACAGGCCGTCGCTCTAGTCGGTCCCAGTCGAGCCGCTTGTACCACTTGTGGATCTCAGGCCAGAGGAACTTTTCAAGCTGGCGCCACACCGACGCTGTAGTCGGGATCTTCCAGTCCTCGTTGAGCGCGTCCCGGGTAAGCGCAAACCACCAGATCAGCCATGACGCCAGCGCCGTCTTGCCTAGCCCGTGTGGCCCGCATACCGACACCCGACGTTCCGCCACGATCAGTTCGGCGACCTCAAGCTGATAGACGGTCGGCTCCTTGCCCTTGTCCCAGATGAAGCACTCACGGATGAAGCCCGCCGGGTCGTCATGGTAGAGCGCCGCCCCTACCATCGGCGGGTCGATGATGTCCGCCGCTACGTCTAGCGGGTCACGTAGCGCCGTCGTCATGCCGATACCTTTGAAGCACGGGCCGGGGGAAACGACCGCCGCGAGGTCGTCTCAACCCCGGCCCGTCTGTCCGGATCAGTAGCGCGGCGTCGGGCAGGATACGACGCTCCAGCGCTACAGGCTATTGACCCGGACGTTTTCAAGGTTCCCACGGCTGCTTCCGTTTCGGCTCAGGCGGCTGTGCCTTCCTAGCGTCCTCGGCTCGCTGCGTCTCTACGGACCTGATCTGCTCGATCCGTTCCGCGATGTCATCTCGGCTCAGGCTCGACCGGACATTACTGTCTTCAACGTGGAGCGCGAAGGTGAAGGCTTTGGCCTTGTCAACGTCGCTCCGCTCGAACCACGCAGCTACGGCGTCGGCTATGGCGT